TCTTTTTTTAGCCTTTTTAAATCCTTCCTCATCAAAGAATCCAGATTCTTTATCCCAGTGAGTTGCCGTTGCTTTATTTCCTTCTCTATTCACGGTTACTTTTTCTCCGGCAGCTGCATCCTTCCCCATTTGTTCAGATCTTTTAGGGTCTGAATATTCTTTCCGTTCCTTTTCAATATCCTCTTCCCAATCCTTTATTAATTTCTGGAAAGAAGGATCATCCCCCATAATATCTTTAACATAATCAAAAGTTTCCCCATCAACAACTTTACCTTTTTCTTCAACCCTTTTCCATCCACTTGTTTCCTTGCGATATACCCCGTCTTTTCTGGTACGTTCTTCTCCAACTTTAGCCCATTTTCCCTTATGAATAACATCTAAATTCTTTTCCTCTCCATCCAAACTTTCTTTTGCTAAAGCTGCTCCCTGTCCCCCCATAGAAACGGCTTTCTCCTCTCCTTTGGTGATAGAATAAGAGGAATGACTGGATCCGCTTATACCGTCAAAATGACGTTCTCCGCTTTCTTGGTAATCAACCCCCTTTTCGGCCTTTTCTTCTTTTTCGTTTACCCAATCATCAGGCACATGCTCTTCCCACCCTTTTTCTTTTGCACGACGTAAAAGGTATTTCTTTACAGCAGCAGGATTCTTCGCTCTTCCAATAGAGCGTACTGCATCCTTAAAATCTTGCAAAGAAACAGTAGGAAAACTTCCATCGGGCATTGCTTCACCTTTGTCCGCTAATTTTTCACGTTCTTTATTGCTGAAATAATGCTTGTTTGCGGCCTTTTCCAGTTCATCCTTTTCATGAGCCTTTTTAAGAAATTCATCAAAAACTTCCTGAGAAATTAAGCCATCAGCAAAAGCCTTCAGAACAATAGCCTGTTCTTTTTTCTCCTTCCTCCACGGACAAACTATTTTATTCAAATTGGAAAGCATATTTTCATACTCCCAATGATAGTCGTCCATCTCTTCGGGCTTAACCCACTTCTTATTACTATGCTCTCTGGAATCGAGAGTAATAGCATAATTATAGAACTTATCCCATTGCAACCAGATTTCGAAATATTCAATTTCTACTCCGTCCTTTTTGTAAGTACCAACCTTTACAAAATCATGGTCAGCAAAATCCAGACCTGTTTCTTCCTTCAATTCACGGCGAGCAGCTTCTTTAAAACTTTCCCCTACATCAACATGTCCTCCGGGAATACACCATCCTTCTTTAGAATAATCATTCTTAACTCTTTCAAGTATAAGAACTTCTCCAAAAGGATTACGTACTATAATATCGGCATATTTGATACCTCCCTGTTTTGCTTTTAAGATATCAAAATAAACCGACTTCGTTATTTCACCCTTTTCGTAAGATTTCTTAAACAAGTGCATGGATTTTATCACTTGTATGTCTTCAGAAATTTCATCGTCCTTTTCTAACTTAGACATCGCTTTCTGTATGGAAGTACGGCGGTTGCACAAAGAACTAACTTTAGCCTTGTGTGTGGCGATGAAACTATCATAACTTTTTAATAGCTCCTGTTTTTTATCCTCTTCCATTTCATCCAAGAAATCAATCTTAGATTTTTCGATCATAAATTCATCCGAACATACTGTAGCAGACTTATCTATATCATCCATTTCAGCCAAATACTCACGATATTCATTGAGTTTTTCTTTAGCTGAACTTATTCCTAAAATTTTATCTAAAATTCCCATTTTGTTTTCTATATTTTCCGTTAAATATACAAATTTTTATTCAAATAAACAATAAAACAAATTAAACTTCAAAATGACGATCTCCAACATCAATCCTAACCTTTGAAGTACGCTGTATTCGTTCCTCCGGTTTAACTTTAGGTGATCGGAATCTTCCTTCTTGTTCATCCCATACCCATCCTTCGGGTAAATATTTTAATTCACAACGGCAATTATGAACAATAACCCCATCAGCTAAATAGCTTTCATCTTCTTCTACTGCAAAATTATACAAGTATTTAGGTGAAGTTTTTAAAATATCTAATTTTTCAATTTTAACAACCTTACATTCAACTCCCCTAAAGAATCCAGAATGATTATTGCATATATTTGATATCTTTTTGCAAACTTCTTCCCCTTTATTCCTTATTTCTTCTTCTGAAAAACGGAAAGTATCATACCCAAATACTCTCTTAATATCTTCATCTCTTACCTTATCATAATCCGGATTGTGCCAATGACTTCCATCTGCTTCAAAAACTATTCCTAATTTAGGAATAAATACATCAGGGAAATACCCTTTTACATCATTAACAAATGTCCCATCATTTTCTAAGAATTTGCCAACTTCATATTCAATACCTAAATATTCTAAAAAATGAATTAGCTTTCTTTCTATAAAAGTTTTTCTTCTTCCATTTGTAACATTAACTTTCTTTAAAACTTCTTTTTGCCACGGACGACCATCCGGATATTTTCTATTAAATACTTTTCTTGCTTCTTTTGTTAATTCTCTTTTTTCTTCAACAGTCATTTTTTCATACCGTTTGTTCATTTGAATACGCGCTTTTTCTGCAATTATTTTTCTTATATCTTCATCCTTCCATTGTTCTATTGCAGAAATTCTATTTGAACAATTGCCGCATAAATCCAAAGACCACCCTACAACCCCATTAAGAGGGATATACTTATCACACCTATCACATTTTAATTCTTTCCTTTCAAGAAAATCTCCTTCTTTAATTTTAGAAGCTGAAACCCATTCTCCATTAACTAAAACTGGATGATTTCCTGTTATACGACGTAAAATTCCTCTTTTAGGTCTTCCATATTTAGTGACAGTTTCAAAATGAATATTAAATATTTCTACTTCTTCTCTATCAAATACCCTCTTATAAGTTTCTGTAACAGGACGAAAACGGTTAAGATGGGTTAAAACTAAATCTCCTACTTCTATATCCTTTATATTTTTCCATCCATTAGCAGTAAAAATTTTAGTAACTTCACTATTAAAACACCATGGATGAACAGTTCCTTCAACTGGATTCCAATCCGCTACTTTCTTTCCTATATTCGTTCCATTTGCACGGAGCTCGCTCAACTTAAATACTTTTGGACGGCTACCTATACCTCCCGTCAAATAAAGACGAATACAATGACGACATGCTTGAGGAAAGACCTCTTTATACACCAACGCATCAATACCATGTTCTTCCTCTATAGTCTGGGCGTTTCCAAGATTATATATATTCTGTAATTCAGTTTCAACAATTCTTCCCCAATCTCGCTGCCAATCGTTTAATCTACCTGCGATATCAGAAGTAATTTTTTGTACTGCCTTGCGTTCCAATACAGCAGAAGTCAATTCCTCTTTTATTACTTTTAAACTTTCTGCCTCTCTTCTCTTTGTAGCAAGTTCCAGTTCTGCCTCACTTATAAAGTTAGTGGTCATTTCCTTCATGCGTGTTCCCAATCCTTTTATGTAAGAATAGGAACGATTTGCCACTATTTTATATTCCTCAATTTCCCGCTGTGTAGGTGTACGGTATTGATTTCTTTCAAGATAAGAAACAAAATCCTTGTAACTAATTGTGCCTATTTGATTAGGTGTCAAAATAGGAACAAGCCTACCGAATAAATAGGCTTGTTGTGCTGGCGGAAAGTTTATTACTAAACTATCCAAATTGACCTTATACTTTTTCAATAATTCCTTATCCGCATCGGTCAACATTTCTTTGCCTAAAATATAAGCAACAAGGACACAACCTTGGAAGTCTATGTCCTCTAAAATTAAGCTGACTTGTTCTGGCGTAAAAAGCATATCAAGGCACTATTTCCATTTCACTCATTTTTGAACTTTACCATCTTCTTGACCATACTTTCAAAAGTAGCATTGAGGGTCTTACTGAATAAACGCTTGGCAAGATCTTCGTAACCGTTCACTATTTTAGGATAACGAACAGGGTCTTTTACTGTAGGGTGCTTTTTATCCTGCAGAACAGGTCGTTTCATAACGATCTTTATTCCCCCGTATGTAATTTCCTTTGCCATGAGTTTTTATTTCTTCCCCCAATGACTTCCAATATATTCCATAGCTGTGTGAAGAATAGGGTTAGCAGCATACGATTTTTCGGCTTGCTGTTCCTCCGTTAATTCTTCTTCAGTATATTCTTCTTCAGGGGTTTGTTCATCCGTAAAGTTCATATCCTCTTCCCCTGTGTATTCATCAACAGTATCATTCATTCCTCCTCCATACATCTTTTGTGCTTGGGCTTGTTGGAAAACACTATTGAGGATAGTATCTTTCTTTTCATCAAAAGGACGTCCGGAATACTTCTCGAATATATCCTGCATTGCCACCATTCCAGATTCCAACTTAATTTTATCAAGTTCCACCTGAGAACGTTCATCTTGGATTTCTATGCCCGTAAAAGCAAATTCGAGATCACTATCTATTTCCTCAACTATGTACTTGTTAATGACATTCTGTAGGAAAACCAACAACGGAGTCAATCCCTTTTCACGAGAATGAGCAAGACGTTCCCGTTGTCCGTCTTGACCAAACATATGTACAGCTCCTTCAAAATTGAATCCTAACTCACTCGGATCAATACGGTAAACAGAACACACCATAATGATTAAGAACTTAACCCATTCATTAAATTCCATATCTCTATTGGTATGCTGTAAATCTATCCATTCCAGATCGATACCCTGTAGAACAGGAACACGATGGCTGTTCTGAACACCCATCATTGTTTGTGTCCAAATCTGACGGAAATTGTTCAGTACGTTGTTATCAATGTTACTATTTTTTACGTTGATAAATCCTTTCGGTTGAGAACCCTGTTTAAAGAAGTTTCCGTTATACTGCATCCCCCATAACACCCATGTTATAATTTCAACAAGAGTTTCCAGTTCAGAAGTACCGTAACCGTTCTTATATATATTTGTTCCCTTATTTCTCACTCCAAAGCCTAATTGCCACGGATAGAAAAAAGTATATTCCCCCGTTCTGGGGTCACGGAAAATATTACCATCCCATATCATAGCATACATAGGATAGTAGCCTTTAAATTTATAGGGTTCAAATCTTTCCCTGAACTTTGGATCAACAGCATCCAAATACCTCACCAAAGAGGCATCTATGGCTTTAAACTTATCCAATTCAAATCGGTCATTACGTACCAATTCAAAAGCAAGCTGATCCAAAGTAAGACTATCACGCAATATTTTACGAACAAAATCCTGGAACGTGTCTACATTATCCCATTTGCGGGTATTTCCACCATGTTCCAAAAAGTAAACTATATACTCTGCTATTTTCTTTTCTTCAGGGCTGAGTTCTGCATTTGCATCCTCAAATAAAGACTTCTTTCGGCGTATAGTGAATCCCTCTTTTTGTTCGTCTGTACTGAATTTTAAGAAGTTTTGAACTTGTTCAATTCTGGTATTGACTACTGCCTTTACAATAAAAACTTCCCCCATTCTCTGGAGAACTGTAAAAGGCAAGCCATTAAAAACCTCCTTAAATCCACGACCACTATTTGAAAAGCCATTAGGATCAAAGAAAAACGCTTTCATCTTTCCTTGTTCTATCTCCTTATTGGCTTTTTCTAAAACATATTGAGCACGTAAAACTTCTTCTACATTGGTAGAAGCAAGTGATTTTCCTAATTTAGCTTGGAGAACCTGCGGAAGAGTTTGCTGTAACAGAGAAAGTTCCTCAATAGGAAGTGTGTCAACCCCCTTAATGATATCAGTCATCGAGGGGGTTGTAACACGTTCAACCTTGTTCTTCCTGGCCTTTGACATAACGAGCAGATTAAGCGGTTATGCTGATAGCAAGCGTTTTCTGAATAGCAGGATAATCCTTGGAAACGATCGTAACAGATCCGCTGATCGCACCTGTTACTTCGGCTGCATTTACCGTAACTGTTTTATTAGAAAGGGTAATTTCTACATCAGCAATCGTTCCAGCTACTTCAAATCCCTGAGGAAGATAAGCATCATCCGGAGTGGGAGCAATAGTTACTTCCACAGGAGTCTCTTTAGCAGCCATAGCAATCGTCACTTCAGCAGGAGTGAGGGCTATACTATCCAAAGGAATAACCAGAGAACCATCGGCCACCAGATTTATCATCTTATTGTTTCCACCCTGTACCATTTTATCCAGAGTCAAGCCTTTTTCCTGTGCAAACTGAATCAGAAAAGATTCAGAAGTGGGTTCTACATTGAAATTGAAACCTAACTCAACCAACTCTTTAGAAGCCGAGGGGGTTTGAGTAATGAAACAATTATCCTGAGTTCCTGTATTGTCGGTTAATAATTCACCGTATATAGTGGGATCATCCGTTTTTCTAAAAATATAAACTACCATCTTTTTATTTTTATCAAATTAATATATTATATATGTAATTTCTAAATTCAATTTTTATTTTTTACTCCAACTATTCCATCAAAGTCATCTTTTAGGAGAACTTTCTAAATTCTCCTTTTTCTCTTTAGAACGTTTTCTTACATAATCCATGATATCTGAAGCAACATCTGAAACTTCAACCTGCCCTTCTTTAGGGAGGAATCTTCCTTTTATACCATGTTTCATATAGTTGCTAACATTGGGGAGATCTTTAATTTCATCAAATGAAACTCCAGCAAGTTTAGCTAAATCTTTTATATGGCCTTTTTTATCCTTTCCGCCATATTCAGATGCTCCTTCTATCTCTATGTTATGATACAGATTGCGTCTCAAATCATCATATTCAACTTCTTTTTTAGAGGATTTATTTTCTTCCTCTTCACCATCGGCATGTCCTTCTCTCTTCTTATAAGGCATTCCTACACGGTGCAACCGACGATTAGTAGGGTTATCAGCATAGCGTCCGGTACGCTGGGCTTTATCAAACCATTCTACAAGAGGCTCCCTATAAAATAATAAAGACTTGGTAAGATCATCATTTACAACGATTTGTCTTTTCAAGTCATGTAATTCAACAGCTTTTTCCAGCCGTTCTTCATCATCCAGTTCTCCAGATTTTGATTTAGCAATAAAATCAGTTTGAAACGCTTTAACTACATCAGCCGTAAATATTTCATACCCATATAGTTTAGCTTCCTGCAAAAACTCCTTACGAGTCTTCTCTCCTTGATTTATATAATTCATTTTTTTAAAGGTCTAATTTTATGCTAATATACAAAAATTTCTTTAAACAAAATAATTTTTCAATTATTTTCTGCCTGTTCTCTTTCCCTCCATAATTTAAGTTCCTGAATACGGCGTTCACGCTGTATTAGGGTGAGACTTCCTTCCTCCGCTCGGAACTTATCCCATGCTTCTTGTAATGGAGTTTTTTCTATTTCTGGCAATGGTCGGCCACGTTGTTCTAAGAAATCAAACATCTGTGACCAATAATCATCATCCTTTTTACGTTCCTCATTTCTGGCCTTTGCCATTTGGTCATAATCAGCTTTTTTAGTTTCCAATTTCCGGAACTCCTCTTTGGTATTTCTACATACATCTCTGAATATAACTTCCTTTACTTCAAACAGTTTTTTCAAATGTTCATATTTAAAGTAAGAATACACCAGCCCGTCAGTATTGTAATAATAATCCATCATCTGGAAATAGGCTTCTTCATATTCCTTTTTAGCGGTCAAATATTCTTTGGAATGTTTCATTGTTTCTTCCCTTTTTTCTTGTTCTTCGGGGGTAATTTGGGTCTTTTTCAAAGGAAAATTATTATTCCTAACCCACTTGTATTCCTTGGTACGTTTATCTCGTACTCTTCTCAATCCCTCTTCTCTCAAGATATTTTCTATTATAGCACGACGTTCGCTCACATCAGGAACCCAATACACTGTAGAACTTCCTGGGAAAGCCTTTCTTTCTATGCGTAAAAGTCCCATTGAACACAATTTGTTGATACTATTTCTAATTTTTTCTCTTTCTACATTTAACCAATTCGCTAAACATTCATGAGAAGGAAAAAATCCGTTAACTTTCCTAAAATAAGAAAAATACAGTCTGTCCAAAACCATTATGTCAATAGGGTCAATCTTGTGCCTACGACTATATTTATTCAATTGATAATAGCAGGATGGAACATAAGCATAGGAATTGCGAATGGTGGTTTTGTATTTCTGGAACCATGCTTTTTCTTTTCCAGACATTTGTTGATAATCTACATCTCCCTCGTACAACTTGTAAAACCAACCCTTTAAACTGCATCCACGAAAATCCCATGCACGTAAATTCTTTACCCGTATATAGGACGGTTCAAGTGAGCTTCCTTTTTTATTTACTATTTGAAATTCTTTGGGGTAATTTCGGATCGTACGATAAACTTCTCCGATACTGCACATTGCGAACTGCCTGATCTTCGTTATTCTTTCCTCAAAGCATTCGAATTTCTTTCCACTTACTTTTACTATAGCAGCAGCAACAAGCCGTTCAGTCGGTCTCATTCCTAATAAATCAGTGTATCCACTAACTTCCAAAAACATACCTATGCAATATTTTTATTTTGGTAACAAATAAAGAAAGTAATAAGTTCACTCCCAAATTTCAACCAAACTTTAACTAAAAATCCTCTCCTCATCTCCCACATAGCCCCATTATTTTTATTATTCCCCCATTAATAGCCCCTTATATGCGCCTATAATTTTCATATATCTCCATTTATATACCCTACTCCTAATAAATCTCGAAGAGAAGAAGATTATAAAAATTTATTTTTATATGATTTGATTGCGGAGTTTGTTTATAACTAACTGAATATCAATACTAATTTTTCTATAATAAAATATAACATGGACAAATTTGCTAATTACAAATACAGTTAGTACATTTGTAAAAAATTACAGACATGGAAGATTACGAAGACGACGACGAAACATACGAAGGGATGCAAAAAATTATCGACAATTTGGTTGAAGATAATTTAGGTTTGCAGGAAAAAGCCAATTACTGGATTGAAATGGCTCGTTCCCTTAAGAATGAAATTGATTTCCTTTGTGAATATGCAGGTCTCCAGGCTGTTTGGTGTAATACCATCAAATTGACCGGTATCCCACATACTCCAATTTCACCAGATAAATTCAGGAATGCACTTATACAGTATCTAAAAGACGGTATAAGGATTGATAAAGCAATTTCAACAGAAAAAGAATTCAATCAAAATGAATATCTCCCTTATAGAACAGGAAAACGCAGTATTGCGAGCAAAAATAGCAAGTCTAAATAAAGAACTTGATTTTTATAAAAGGCTACATGCAGGACAAGAATATGAACTACCTGAAGAGGAAGAAGATTATCCAACAACAAATAACTCCGAAGAAGAATTGACTCCTGATGAATTGAGGGAACAATTAGAAAAACGTGGAGCATTATATTTTAGCAACGGAAAAACCGAAGGACTGGAAAAACTTTGGGCTAAAAAGATGCTTTTATATGTAGAGAACGGATACTCTGAAAGTTTTACATGTAAGTCTTGGAGAGATGATGAAAATTCATGTTACCATGTGGAACACGATTATCCACTGTTCTTTCCTATAACCGCCGAAATGCTGGCAAATAGAAATATATTTAGATTTAAACCTATAGAAGAATGAGATTTTTTGACGAAGAAACAGGGGACAAGGCTTCAAAAGTAAAAATAATAAAGACATGACAATCGCATTTGATTTTGATGGAGTTATCCATAAATACCGTAAAGGTTGTCAAGATGGTTCGGTATATGATGATTTGAATTTCCAAATCATTAACATAATAAAAGAATTACTATCTAACGGACACAAAGTCCTAATATGCAGTACGCGCAACCCTTATCAAATTAAAAGAGCTCTAAAAACAATAAAGCAGGGAATTCCCATGCAAATCATTCCTTTTTGGAAGAAATTCTGGAATAAAAAGAATTGTTTAGGTATTACACGACGGAAAATTGTTTGGGACGTACTTGTGGATGATCGTGTTATCGCTTTTGATATGCGTGACCATAATGGAAAATATTACAGTTATGATGATTTAATGGAAGAAATTTTAAATTTCAAACCATTTAAATACAACTAAATCAAAATTTTTCCATAAAATTCACCGAAAATTCATTTAGAATTTGTATATTTAGTCAGCTTTTTAGCTGACTTTTCCTGGTTTGCCCCTGTAGCCGAACAATGGTTGCAGGGGCTTTTGTTAATAATATGTTAAAATCAATAAAATACTTGCATCTTATAAATACTGTTACGATATTTGTATTGTCAAATTAAAACAACAAAAATCATGGAACAAGTCCTTTTAAGTAAAAAGAATTGCCACAGAGCAGCAACCGTAAAGCAAGCCAATAATCCGAGTTCTCCTATTCTTGATTTCAAATTTAGAGAACATGAAGTAAGTAGAAATTTCTTTGGCAGTCAGAGGGCTCATCTTGCTGGAGATATAATAATACCTGACGTTGATGCTGAAATGAATAAATGGGAAGTAACGTCCTGGAAATATGAAGAAAACTTCGAGGACATGTGGGATTTGGCCGTGCGTTCTTTTGATAACACGAGTTTCCATCCAGAAGAACGTGCAAGAATGTACATTAACGACTATGAAGATTTGCTGCAAAGCGATCTTAAAATCATTCCAAAAGAAGAACATGAACGGTACATTGCTAAATTCCGGGAATGGGTTCGCACCCTGTTCGAAAAACATTCACGAATATTGAGTGTAATGATTACCGGACCAGCCCGTTTCCCTAATGCAAGAAATGAAAAAGCCAATAATTCATACGATGCTGCTGTAAATGAATTCTTTGAATGGAGAAAAAGAGCGGCCAAAGCTATAGAACGCAATATTGAAAATGCTAAAAGCCCTGAACAAAAAGAGAATGAACAATGGGTTTCTCTCAAGCGAGATATGGATTTCAACATTGGAACATGTGTAGAGATTGATACAGGCAAAAACAATTACTCCTATCGTACGGCCTTTACAAATTCCATATTCGGTAAGATTGAACGATTGGCTAACAATGGAAAAGCAAACCTCGTATTGAAAGCCCTGGATTATATTAAACAAATACAGGAGGACGAAAGAATAGGTCTCAAAAAGCCTTTATTTACTTCCCGACACAAAATATGGAAACTCAAAGAAGTATGCGAACAGGCTATCCAAAAGAAAGAAGAACTCAATAATAAAGAAAGTAATGAGATAGAATTTGAAGGTGGCAAGGTGGTTAAAAACTATTCAGAAGACAGACTTCAAATCCTGTTTGACGAAAAGCCTGCACCCGAAATGATATCCACCCTTAAACACAACGGATTCCGTTGGTCTCCTCGTTTCAAAGCATGGCAACGGCAACTAACTTCAAATTCTTTTTATGCCTGTGAACGGGTTCTTAAAATTTCGGTTAGGAGCTAATATTTAACATTAAAAATTTTGTACATATAAAAAACATTGATACATTTGTATATCCAAAAACATTTTTTACTACAATTAGTTTCCCCTCGGTTCGCCACTCACTTCGCCGAGGGGAATTTTTGTGGTTTACCCGCTTTTTAAGCGGGTTTTATTATAGTATTCTCACATACTTGCATAACGGGCTTCCACACGTTTAGCATATCCAATAGTGGCTTTCTTATTCATTCCGTTTCTACCTCCGTTCCATAAACGTGCAGCTTTCTCCAAATCCCATTCCGGATTGAAATGGTTTTGATATATGACAAAAATTTCAACCGATTTATATAAATCTTTGCGGTCAGCATTGGTAAAACGTTCTTCTCCTATTAGGCGATTTACTTCCTTTATCATTATAGGGTGTATCTGTAATAAACCAACTGCATTCTCTGATTTGTTTATTGCATCAGGTTGGAATCTTGACTCTTCTTCCATGATGGAAAGAAGTACTTTCTGCTTATGTAGAATGTCCATATCTATCGTTTCTTTTGCCTGTAATGGTACGGGCTTAAAATAGGTGGGTTCGTTCCTTACAGGGCTTAAAATGGAGCTGAACAAAACTACCAAAAATATAAACTTTCTCATCTTAAAAACATTAAAACCGCCCCTTGCGAGGCGGTCGGTTATAAAAGTGGGATATTACTGATAAATAAATTCAAATCCTTCATAATTGGCCGGACTTCGTTTTAGTCCATTCGGATTTCCATTCTTATAATCATGAAGATTAATTTTATATAATTCGGGTACGCTTACTTTCTCCAATACTTCGGTAGTTTCGGCGTATGTTTGTCCAAAAATTTCACCTCCTGGAGCTTCTGCTATATATACCGGAATGTGCTTTTGAGGGTGGTCTTGTAATACCACATTGATTTTGATTTTTTCTTTTGCCATAATTTAAAATTTTATGAAACGTTGTAGGTACATATAAACTGACGGTCGGCCTATATTGATTCCTGTATAATTACTAAATTTAAGTTTCTTTCCTATTCTTTTTTCAATTTTCTTTTCCAGAGTCATTAAATCCATAGCAACAATATCATCATATTTGATACCTGTTATCTTTTCTATGGATTTTTTAGAATCTTCATTTAAAGAAAATTTGATCATCTGTATTTAATTTTAAGCAAGTTACAAATTTATTCTTTACCAGCCAAATTTTTCCTCAAATTATACGACATATCCCGCACTTCACACAGGCGAATTCCTAATGGTGGAGGGACTAACAAACGGTAAACCCCCCGACCAATACGTTCAATATACCCACAAACCAACAGGTCAAGGAATATGCTATCTATTCTCCCTTGTTGTTTAGGGTGATAAATGCAGGATTTGAGGTATTGCTGTCTGGTAAATATACGGGCTTTTTGGTATTTTTCTTCATCCTTGTTACGGTATTCCTCGCTCCTTTTTTCTATACCATGTAACCACGCTCGTATTTGATCCCATACAGCGGCATTCGGTCCGACTATTCCTTTTCCTCCTTTGATAAACGGCATTTTCTTAAAATATATCTATTACTTTTACATTATCTAAAGAAATTGGCTCATAAACCCTAAATTGCCAACATCCTGGAATATAATTATTCTTATTCGGATTTTTAAATGGATCATATTCTACTTCAAGTAAAATTTTTCCATAGCATTGTGCTTCTGCTTTATTGTCAGTTAAATATGTACAGCGGGATAATTCTGTTCCCAAATAACTTCTCCTTCCCCATAAAATACCCTCTAAAAGGATCTTTTTATAATTTTCTTCGGTTGTACCATGATAAAATTTCATAATTTTTCAAAAATCAGAACTTTACCTTTACGGCTGTCATTTACAAAGCCCAAATATTTACGGTCAGCTTGCTTCTTCTTTTCTCTAAAAATAGCTGATTTCATACACTCTTTATCATAGGGTAAATAAACCAATTCAAATTTTTCTGCGTATTCCATTTTCAAATAATTTATAATCTATAAAATTCTTCATAATAACGATCATCAAATATTGCATCTAATCCAGTATAGGGGCAATACCAAAAAGAATCTGGCTTCATTATTTGCCTATTATATTCTTCCGAAGTTAAATAAGAGGCAGTCCATCTCTCATTTAATATTTCCATATTTTCAGGTAAAGGAAACCCAGATAATACTTCCTTTAATTCTTTAGTACTTACTAATAAACGATATGGTGTATTTATTTTCATTTTGCTGTTTATTTATGTTCGATTGGTCTCCAATGGGTAAATCCATAAAAATCAAACCAACCTTTCAGTCGTTTGTGACTTACAATTTCATCAAAGGTGTGAACATTAAATGTCTCTTTTCCATTTTCATCTTTACCCTTCAATAAAACTGTAACATCTTTACCGATAGGCGGTAATTCTTTATCAGGAGATATCCAGCGTTCAGCCCATACAACTCCTTCAGAGAAACCATTACGTTCAAGTTTTACTAAATATCCCGCTCTTGCAGGCAATATCTCATCCGGGTCTAATGCGTCCGGAATCATTGTTTCTATTGCTTCTTTGATCGTTTCCATTATATCATAATTTTACCAGATTAATTTTCGTGCCAAAGCACAATTTTCATACTTACTTCTCAATGTTTCAAAAGTTTTATTCCATTGCTTATTATGAGTAGCATTTCCTCTTTTAGCAATTTCTATTTGATGAGCGACTTCATGACATAAAACATAGGCACTTCCTGCAGAGATACGATTTAAATCTATCGCTATTGAAACAGGTCTTTTTCCAATAAAGCTACACACCCCTCCTCCTTTTCCAACTTTTTTGAATTGTAATGGAATAGGGTTCAATTTTTCATTTTTACAGATTTCGCTGTATAATTGCTTCAAAATCTTTTGATCGTTATTCATGACATTCGTTGTTTTAATTTGACATTACAAATATAGTTAGTGTATTTATAAAGTGCAAATTTTTAACAAATGTTTAACACTTACTTCTTCCGTATGGACTTTCGTATATCTCTCCAGAGGCTTCCCATCCGTTTATAGGCTTCTTGTTCCCACGGAAAATTACGGCTATAGGGTGTAGCGGTTCGTTCCTTTCCTTCCCATATAACGAATCCTTCGTCTGCAGGACGGAGGTCCAAACGTCCGTTCACCATTTGCTCAATATGTATCAGTTCATGAGCCAGCATTTCTCCTATTTCCATGTCTGGTACGGCGGGATCAACGTATAATTCATAAATGTTTTCATCATAGGGGCAAGGTTGTGCCAACGCCGCAATCTGACAATCCCATGTACTGAGCCGATTTATAAACTGTTTAATTTGTACCCGTACTTTTTCCGGAATATTAAGGAATGTAAGTCCGGCCGAAACTACCTGTTCATAATAGGTATTTCGAGTATAGTTTTCAACACGTTTGTTTTCCATTTTTCATTCAGAAGATTAATTTCAACAATAAACTAATGATTGATACTCCTAATGCAATATAAGCCAAATTTCTCGTTTCTTTTAGCAACTTCTCTTCGTCTTTTGATGGTTCTTCATGCTTCCCATATTTAAGTTCTTTATAACGGATTTTATTCCGTTCAGTTCGCTCTCGTAAGAAGTCTTCAAAAACTTTATAAGGGATATGAACTTTCAAATCTTTCGTTACAACCTCATCGCAAAAATAATAGGTGCTTGATTCATTTTTACGTTTAAGCAAGATTCCTTTCTTTTTAAAATAAGGTGGTATGTTAAGGGCATAAGTAAGATTTGCATCCTGAAATCTTTTGGGGAGTCCCTTTATATCGAATTCCGACTTACCATCTAACTTATCATTGAAAAATTCATTGTACCCATCATACATTTCCTTTGCTTTAAGGTAATGACGATTCATCGGTTTCATATTAGGGGGGGTTAAGGTTCTCGGTTTCATTGTGTTATTGTATTTTAATCCAGTTTAAGTAATAGTCTTCTTCTATTTCCTTTAAGGTTTATGATTTATATAAAATTCGCACTCGTTTTTATTCTTATCGTAAAAATCAGCTACAGAAATCCATCCACGAAAAGAAGAAAGCCTGTAATATAATGACCTTTTACATGTGTCTCGCAACGGACATTCTTCCGTTACGCAATGAGTGAAATCATGATTCATCCTATTGTTATTTTTATGATTTCTCCTGGATTCTTTTCATACAGGGTTTTAAGTTTAACAGGTGCATATTTCTCTATCACTTCTTTCCCTCGTTCTTCATCGTATTGGAACGCCCACATCGTGCCGTACCAACTCGCCATAATTTCACGGGCTTCTCCATAACTTTCGGCTTCTACTTCAACATAGCTATAAGCTAAAGATTTTCCTGTTTCCGCAAGACGCATCCCCATTCCAAAGGTAAAATACCACTTTTTCATAACTTTATTTTTTATTTTCAAGTTTGTTTTTCAAATATCTTATTACCTGCACGCAGGCAAAATCATTAATCCATTTAGGATCATCCATAAAGGCCATAACAACTTCTTCCGACCTATTTAAGTCATACAATAATCCTTCAATAGGTTGTTCTACCAATTCTTCCAAGGAGATGGTACGGAATCCATCGGAGGTCAATATAACCACTTTCCCCTCTTTTCGAGCATTAAGTACTATTTCTTTTATATCTTTTTCCATTTTTATTATTCTTTATCTTCATCATCTGGAAACATTCCCAAAAACATGCACGCACCACATAGTCCCATACTAATGAAGAAAATTAATATACCCTCAAAAATACCCATCTCAGTAGAAAATATTTAATGAAATCCAGAACAAAAACATAATAAACAGCAACAGGAACCCCCGTGCAACCTCATCTATTTTCTGTTTAGGAGTCAATGATTTCCATTCATTAACGATGATTTTTATTACTTCTTTCATAGCGTGTTTCTTATTTTTCAAAAGGGATAACTATTTCGGTATCTTTAGGAGAATACCTGTGTTTAAGTTCCATTAATTCTTTTTCAGTAACAGGTACGGTTTCATTCAAAATCAAATCCAAAGAAGCAAACTGAACCCGTTGCTGCATCGTATATTGGGGTTCTAATTCCAACCGGACTTGCCCCGCATTATTACGATGTTCCGGGTAAATTTTTATGAAAATTACTCCAGAAGGAGTAATTTGTTTTCTAAATATCACTTTCATTGCTAATCTCTTTTAAGGTGTTCCAAAATTTCAAGTGCAGTACGCAAACGCATAGCGTCCATTTCCATTTGCTTAATTTCCAACGGAGTCCACCATTCTTCCCCATGCGACAAATCAATCATAAGGTCTTCTAATCTGGTTTGCAACTGTTCGATAATTTCTTGGTCTTTCATTTTTGCTTTGGCTTAATGTGTTATTACTGTTTCAAACTGACATTACAAATGTAGTAAGTGTATTTGTAATTAGCAAGTGTTTTATTGATTTTAACATATTTTTAACGTTTACGGTATATTTACCTATTATCAATAAAGCAATAAATTAACATTAGCTGATGTTCTTAATTTTGGTATTCAAGCGGGGATATTTCTTCCAAGTGATAATTTTGTAAAATATACTTTTTGATAATAAATTAACATAAAGTGTATTTATAAACCGTATTTTTAGAAGAAAAATGGCTGTTTTACCAATAAAATTTCATTCATTGATATATGAATTTTTCAAAACTGACCCACAGATATCTAAAATGCCATTTATACCCCCTCAAGTATCAATCATTTTTCCAAAATTAACATAAATCCCATAAAAACAAAATTCCCTTATATAGTATATATACTATATAAGGGAAAACTCAACGCTACAAATAACACTAAAACCACTTAAACCTCATTAATGTTAACAAGGCTATTTTTAAGCCCGTACACGAACTTTTATACCCCAGCAATACAAACACATTACCTCCTCCTAAAACGTTCCAATTAGAGGCTTTTCTTTAATCGTTGGATAGCCTCCATGACTGCTTTACGTTTTACCTCGGCTTCCTGCACCTTTTCCACCTCTTCATATTCGGTTTCCTCGGCCAAAGTATGAACACTTTGTAGGAAACTGTTTGCCTTATCCTCCATTTCAGTCCAATTATATTGCTTTATAAGGAGAGAGGGCAACTGAATAGATTTGGGGTCTACTGCATTGGCCGTAAATCCATTTACGTCCTTATACCACGATGAGGTCAGCTGAGCCATCAATGTAGAGGGACTTATTCCCACTTTGGCAGCTGTCAACCCTATGACCAGTGCATTAATTGAAATACTTGACATCAATCGCATAACGTTCGCTTTGCCCTGCATACTTGCATTCAGGTCTATTTGGCCGTTCACGGTCAATTCCACCTGATTTCCTTTCACCTCTTTCCGCGCCTGTTCCAATATAGCACGTATTTCGGCACTGACTTTCAGTGTGTTATTCTTCTTATTGAATTCACGGTTCCAATAGTCCAGTAACTTATTCAACACCTCAATACGGCCGGACTCTGTAGCCACACGGAAAGCCCGTGCATCGGCCATATATTGTTTCCTCTTTTGTTCAATTATACCGTTATACAGCGAGATAACTCGTTTACAGTCGTCATAGGTGAGGTGATATCCCTTCTTTTCACGAACCTGCTCGATGATTTCATCTATTGCGTAAAACTTGCCAGCCAAATCAATAATCAACGAAGTGGAGCGGGAAGCTCCAATATTCACGTTTTTTATAGCCAGCTTATCGGCCAGAGATACCTCAAAATCACGTAATATTAGCATTTGACGATTATAACGATTTTTCACATTTTTCATAGTGACTTTTTCATCTTCTGTTAACACGCAAAAATCATTCACCGTATCCTCCACCTTTCGTCCAAACCTGTCAATCACCAGAGTACTGTTAAAATCACCCCTTGCATGATAATTACCGTACCTCAACGGATGGGATTCTATCATTCCTTTTGCCTTGTACAGCTTATAATATTGCTCCTTTATTCGGTTATCCTTTATTTGAGCTATGTGTTCGGGCAATATGATATCTCCTCTGTCTTCTTGGGTAACTATTACGTCTTTCATTCGGAACAACCCTCCTTCCTTTGGTACGGGTATTCCTTCCAATAATTCATCTTCCTCTTTCTTGCGTTCCTTATTGGTGACTACCGTTTTTGTTTGGGGGGTGCTTGTTCCATATAACACGTCCTCCACCTTTTTAGGTGCTTTATCCTCCTCTTTCTTCTTACGAGGGTTTACTCTCTTTATATTGCCCGATTTCAGGTTTCCTCCGCTTACGGGCTTCTCTTTCTTTACCATAAATTTTTCATAAAATAATTACCCAAATATACGGTAAATTATTCACGCACCAGCACTTCCACCTCAATACATCCTATTTTCACACTTTGGTTCACTCTCGCTTCATATTTTTCACACTTATTCAATTTCTCAACGAAACTTTCTAAATATGAAACATATAATTCATACTCATCCCTTTCTAATTGAGCTTCATAAACCATTCTTGAAATAGGTATCACTTTGCTCAATTGGTGCATCATTACCTGCATATCCAGGTGAAATCTTTTCTGCACTCTTTCAATAAAGGCTCTTTCCTTATGGTGCTCCCTTTGGAACCTTTCTAAATTTTCATCCGTAAACAAACTTTCGAATGTGGGGAATATTTCATTTATATCCATTGTTTTTATCTTTATTTATTGCTACTGAATCTATTTTCTAAATCAAACACACTTTTCCCTTCCCCTTTCATTGGTTCTTTTAATTTTGACTGAATTTCTTTCAATTTTTCCCAATAATCAGGCATATAGTTATATATGTTTTCCAACTCTTTTAGATTCTTATTCCGGCAGCACCAGCAAGAAACTCGTTTCAAAATATCATACAGCCGAACTCCATTTTCTTCCCAAAAGAACCCCCTCCTATAACATAAACTTAAACAATCGGCTTCAGCGAATCCTAATTCTGCTAAAATAAAACGCTTATTTCCTTTTCTTTCCTTTATCAATCGTTCAGGTTCATCAGCTGCAATTCCTACATATTCAACGCATCCTTTAGCATACTTTTCAATTGCTTTCAATTTATCCGTTGTTCCCCATCTACAAGTTCCTCCACACCATGAATAACCATGTTTGTGAATTATATTTGTTCCCCTCTTTTTTACAGGCTTCTCAAACATTTTATAATCAAAAGACATTTCAGGTTTTAATTCAATATATTTGATTCCCTGCTTCTGTAATAACGGAAGTACCTTATCACGGGTATCGTATATTGCTTGAAATTCTTTGCCTGTGTCATAAAACACCACCTCATCCAAAGGATAATTATTTTCAAGCAATATTAGCAGCATCGCAAGGCTATCCTTTCCAAAACTAACGCTCGCAATATGTTTCATATTTTCACAAATAAATTCGTACAAACTTCCTTTATCTTTCCTTCTTCCTTGAGTTGCTGATAAATTATGCCTCGTAATTTGGGTCTATTCTTTTTGAAATGATTCCCAAATTTTTCATACAAAAATTCATCCAGCATATAATTGATGAGGTATCTATCTCGATGCAACCGCTTACTCCAAAGCGGGAAAATTTCATCTGTAGCTTTCTTATAATCGTATTTCATCTCAATCGTTCAATTATTGTATATTGATTATAAAATTGTTTCACAACTACCCAATTTTCAATCCCGTTTACCCAACGTATTTTCATATATTTATTGGAAGGAGAAAATTCAACTACAGCACATTCAAAAATGTCCTTATCAAATCCAACCCTGTCTTCAATTAAATACCTTTTACCTACTATTAGTTCTATATTTTCCATATCAAATACTGAGTAATTTAAATTCATTAGGTGAAATTGTGCCTCCATTTTCTTTACAAAAACTAAAGAACATAAAGGCTGGAACCACACATTCAGGACGTTCATATTGTGTATATTGACCCTCAGGCAATGTCGCTTCTATTACCACCCCATCTCCTGGATTATAAGAAACTGTCACGTCTCCCCATGTTATGAACTTCTGAGCATCTTTTGCTAATTTTTCACAACATTCCCGATAAGCCAAATAATCTCTAATGACCCTATTTATCCTCTTAAAACAATCCATATTTGTATTAATTTTGTAGAAAGGGCAGGATTCGAACCTGCAATCGTTTATTGCTACCATGCACGTCAGGTAAATGACTCCCTCCGTTTGGGGTAACGATCCCCGCTTCACCGATACCCTACTTACTTTCGGGTGTGTCTACCAATTCCACCACCTTTCTTCCAGCTACATAAGTAGCCTTATATTTTTGAATAACTTTCTGGAAGCTGCACCGGAATATGATACTTTTTAAGGTACTTTGCAAACTTCTTAGAATTAGATACTTTGTCTCCTGCTTTTTTAATAAAGGCCGTGTAAACGTGGCTCTTCATGCTTTTTCTGGTTTTATTGTTATTAATTACAAATATACTAAATGTATCTATATTATACAAAACTTTAACTAATTATAGCTTGAAGGATTCTTTCCTAAAGCCAATAAAAACAGCCTTGAATTGAATTCTTCTATAACTTGTTTAGTAACAGTCATTGCTTCAATTAACTGATCTTCCTTATAGGGTTTCAACTTTTCGTCCAGCATTTCGCAAAATTCTTTATCCATAGCTATTCCGTTCGGGGAATGATACCCGTGCATTATATGAATTTTATTGCGCATAGCTTCTATTGTTTCCAATAAAAACCAGGAAAACAATGTACTATCTCCTTCCAGTTTCATATTTTTATTTCTTTTTAGAAAGCCACAAATCCCGTGCTGCACGACATGCTTCCAAGCTGGGTTTTACACAAGAGAACAATTCTCCATCCATGTGACGATAGTCATATTGTATCAATTTTTTAGCCCGTCTTCCATACCCCAATTCAAATCCTTCGTATTGTTCTGTTCCTAATTGAGTGGTAGTGCTTACTCCGTTTTGTGTCATTTTCATATTAGTGCCTTTATTAATTATAAATCTCCTTATCTTTCCGGATAAAACTCTATAGAACCCATAGGACGTTTAACTTTTTTCAATATTTCACCCGTAAAATAATCTCTTATCACAAAATAATTTCCTTCTACTCCATAAGAAACAGAATGTTCTGCTGGATATTTGACTTTTTTAAGAATTTTACCGCTGAAATAATCTCTAATAATAATTGCTTTCATGATCTTTGAATTTTTAATTATTGTTGCCTTAACTTGACATTACAAATGTAGTAAGTGTATTTGTAATTAGCAAGTGTTTTGTTGTTTTTAACATATTTTTAACACATAATAAAAAGACCGTCAGCATAAATTACTGACGGTCAACACAAACCTAAAAACTAAACTATGAAAAAGCACCTCCCTCCGTTTATTTCTTTTTCTTTTGCTGCTCCTTTAATAATAGTTCATCTTTGTTTACGATCCAATAAGTGAACCAACCTGCTACAACGGGAACAGCTATTACCAAAGCAACAAGGATAACTCCGAAAAGAATATTCTTATCATCCCCCGTGAAAGCATTTACGATTCCGCTCCAGAGAGCATACCATAAAGCGAAAACCACTAACCAAATAGGAGCTATGACCCATTTTGGAATATTTTTGAAGAAATCATACATAACTTTATAAAGTATTAGTTTATACTGCATAAATATAATTAAAAGTACACATAAAAACAAATTTTTAATGTTAAATAAAAATCCCCCAAACCAAAATCTGGCAAGGGGGGATAATACGACGCAATTAGCCTAACATCGTAAGCCGGAGGGAAACGTCTTTCTCCTACACTATTACCTCTTTTGAGGGTTTAACCCGGGCATTACAGGTGCATCTCTATCACTTCGGGCAATCTCGAGCTTTGTCCTGCATAACTTTGGGACTAATCCAAAATTAGTAGCGGGTGATAGATTCGAACTATCGTACTCCTGCTTATGAGACAGGGCTGGAACCCCTCCAGTCTAACCCGCTTGTGGTCTCGGAAGGAATTGAACCTACACTCTTTTGATTATGAGTCAATTGCTTTAACCTATTAAGCTACGAGACCAATTTTAGTCGGGATAGCATGATTCGAACATGCGATCTCTTGCTCCCAAAGCAAGCGTACTGACCTACTGTACCATATCCCGCCTCTATAAACACAAGGATAAATATGAGCCACTTAACAGAATTGAACTGTTAACCTGTTGATTACAAATCAACCGCTCTACCTATTGAGCTAAAGTGGCAAATGTACTCGGGATGGGACTCGAACCCACACGGACATTTCTGTCCAGAGGTTTTTAAGACCTCAGCGTCTACCTATTTCGCCACTCGAGCTCTAAGTTTTCTACCACGATAATTTTCTGTCAAAGAATGGCAATTAGGACAAAGAATTTGTAAATTCTCTATTCTTAAATCATCTTTAACTCCATTTATATGGTGTAATTCTAAACAAATTGGTTTTCCAAGCCAATGAGTGTTTCCACAACATTCGCATTTATATTCTTTAACCTTTTCATTTAAAAGTCTAAACCTAAGAAAATTAATATTGGTATATGGGGAATGTTCTATCAAAATATCTTTTAAATCGATAGCTTTTTTAATAGATCGATAATTATTTCCTACATTCCATATTTTTCCTGTAAAATGAGAAATATCCAAATTTAATCTTGATATATATTCCTTTATCAAAGAATATGATCTTCCCCCAACAGTAAGCCCCAATCCTCTTATAACTTCAGCATAAGAATGGCTCTTACTTATTAACTCAATAATTAATTCATCTTTTATATTTTTCATCTTATTCAAAGAACTCTTCCTAATTAGTGGCTGGAGTACTTGCAATCAAACTTTCCACCAGCCTTTGTCAAATTTAAAACTACACAAATCCAAAGATAGCAATTTTGAAAAGTGTGTGGAGGCGGCGAGAATCGAACTCGCGTCTTACTGCATATGAAAAGTGTTTTTATTTACAGGTTTAGGACATGAAGTCCGGGTCGGTAAATTAGGCTTTACCAATTCCACCAATCCATTTTTCCTCAAATTGCCCGTCATAAATGGATAAAGACAGGTGAGTTCCACCTTTTCCAGGTGAGGACGAGTGAGTTCTCTCCCCCTGTTAGGCTGCCAAGCGGAGTCCGCTTGTAGGCTGCATAACAGATTTAACAAATGCGATGACTTTACCAGCCTTGCTGGATACGGTCTTTTTAACTTTTGCGTTTGTTGGTTGAGCCAGTTTTTACAATGAATTAGCTCAGTTCATACCTGAAACACATTTCGCTACACAATAATCAAAACCAAAACGCCCCCAGATAAACCATTCCTTGAGCTAAAAATATAATGACGTTTTTAATAATGACAGAAACTTCTAATACACCTTTAAAGCAAGGCAATGGTTTATATTTTCAAAGAACTCTATTCTTTTGTGAATAGGGGGGGGTTAATCCCCCGCCTATCCTTCCAACGCTCCAATACAAAGGTACTAACAATACCTTTATTATGCAAGCAATTTTTTGTTTTTAACATTTACAATTTTCTCCCTTTGGTTTTTCCGGAACAACCGAAATCACACAATTAGTAGAGAGAGTCATACTTGCTACAGAAACGGCGTTTTCCAAGGCCACGCGACACACCTTAACAGGGTCAATGATACCGAATTCACGCATATTTCCATAGCGATTTTCTTTGGCATCAAATCCGTACCATTGATCTGTAATTTCTTCTCCGTGCATTCTTTCCTGTACCTTTTCCACAGGCAATGAACCATAGCCAGCATTAGCGGAAATCTGTAAAGCCGGAGCCAATAGAGCGGACATCACCAAATTGTAACCAATCCATTCATCTCCTTCTTTGCTAACTGCCTCCTCAAAATTGATTTTTGCCCCCAGGAAAGCCGATCCTCCTCCAGGAACAATTCCCTCTTCTATTGCTGCACGAGTAGCGGCAAGGGCATCGTCTACACGGTCTTTCTTTTCCTTCATTTCTACTTCACTCTGTCCCCCAATTGAAATAACGGCTGCTCCACCGGTAAATCTTGCAAGACGTTCTTGAAGTTTTTCAATGTCATACTTGTTATCGGCAACCTCGATAGCTGCTTCTATTTCAGTAACACGGTCAGCGATGTATTCTTCATTACCACCTCCACGAACGATAATGGTAGAATTTTTACCGCATTCAACTCGTTCTGCAAATCCCAATCCTTCAGGCGTAACCTCATCCACAGGTACTCCAGTCTTTCCTCCATAACGAATAGCACATGTGGCAATTGAAATATCTTCTGTGATTTGACTACGTAATTCACCATAAGACGGAAGTTTCGTGGCTACTACTTGCAAAGCCCCTTTCATTCTGTTTGCTATGAGGAAATTAAGCATTTCAGGCGAATAATTTTCTGCCAAAATCAACAACGGTTTACGGGTACGAGCCACTGTATCAAAAATAGAAGAATAGGTATCAGGCAAAGCCATAGTTTCCTCCACAATAAGAACGGCAACATCATTATAGATAGCTTTCATTCCCTGGAGGGTGTTTATGAAATACGGTGAAACATATCCGGCCTGATATTGGAAACCAGTCGTCATTTCAATAGTTGTCTCGCTGCTTTTGCTTTCTTCAACGGTAATAATACCATTCTTCCCTATTTGTTCCATAGCTCCAGCAATAAGAGCTCCTATCTCAGGATCATTGTTGGCCGAAATCGTGGCAATGTTACGCAAAATTTCCAAGTCTTCCCCGACAGGCAAGGCAAGGTCTTTCAAATATTCCACTACCTTTTTCACAGCTTTCTCCATACCTACTTTCATTTTAGTAGGATTCACACCTGCTTTGATGAATTTGTAACCCTCTTTCACCAAAATCTGAGTAAGTACCGAGGCCGTTGTCGTTCCGTCTCCTGCTTCTTCGACTGTTTTATTGGCTACAGATTTTACCAACTGCATCCCCATATTAACGACGGGATCGCTGTCCTTCTGCATAGAAAGGGCAACCGTTACGCCATCTTTGGTGATCTGTAAATTACCATGTCCTCGGTCAATAGCAACAGTTCTTCCCCCTGCTCCCAAAGTGGTTTTTACAGCATCCGCAACCAAATCAATTCCTTTCAACAATTCCTCGGAGGCTTCTCCTCCAAATTTTACATTTACGTCCATATTTTTATTCTTTTACTGTTAACATTGCTTCCATTTCACGGAACACCCGATAATGTTTTTCACCTATCTTTACTTTTACTCCTCCTACAGTAGGAACGAGTACTTTGTCTCCTACTTTTAAAGACATAGGAACGTCCTTTGTTCCGGGTCCGACATGCAATACTTCGCATATCATGTATTGTTGCTGGAGCTTGTTATACTCCAACCCGGAATTTGAAACTTCTTTTTTTGCAGGCTCCGCAATAACAAAGCGGTCTGCCAGCACTTTTTCAATTTCTTGCATTTTTAATTTGGTTTTTTATTTAATTTATATTCCATAAATTCTCTGTCTTGCTGGTATTCCTTTTTATAGATAATACCCTCAATTTCCACGTGGTCGTCATCTATGAATTTTACCACAATTTTGCGTTCACGCATTCCCATACTTTCATATATCTATACGTGCGAGGAGAAAACCACTTTTCATCATAGTTATATACTGTTTCATTTAAATCATGGAAAGCGTTAAATAGAAAATATTCTTCCGTTTTTCCATTACGAATACACCAATGATAAAATCCAATAATTCCCTTGAATGCTTCTTCAATAGGTTTCTTATTAGGAAGTCCCAATACTTCAATGGAAAGTCCCTCATTAAAGTTATCATAAAGTTCAGGGTCTGAATTTTTGGCAGCCCTGGAAACTAAATCCAAAACTTCGGACTTTAGTTTTTCAAAATCTTGCTTTTTCATTGTTTTATGTTTTTATTTTACAAATATACTAACATTACTTATAACAGCAAAATTATTAACATAGAATGGGCTAAAAATTAGCCCATTCTTCAAATGCTTCATGTTCGGCAGCCCGGATAAACAGCATATCTCCAGAACCATCTCCCCACCAATCATTGCAATGTGATATGTATCGGCCTATTTGGTTATTGTGTTCAGGGCAAAGTTTCTTATAAATAGAACGGAACATGGAAGAAACGATATGTCCTTTAAAATTACCTGCATCTTGAGCATCATTAGTGCAATACCCATAAGCACTAACAGTCTCTTCTGTGCCATCTTCTTTCAAGAACTCACAATCACAATCTCCCCAAAATCCATTATTAATGGTATCCTTTAGAAGCTGCTGTTCGTCATTAGAAAGTACTGAAACGATTTCTTCGATTTGCGGAATGTTTGCTTTCATGATCTTTGAATTTTTAATTGTTGTTGTTTCAAACTGACAATACAAATGTAGTTAGTGTATTTGTAATTAGCAAGTAAAATTGAGTTTTTAACATATTTTTAACACATACAAAAGAAGCCCCTTTCGAGGGCTCCCTATAACCTACCTTTTAACGAATGTTACTTAACTGGTTTAATGTCTGTCATACAAATCACTTTGACCCTGTACTCCGGTGAAGGAAGCAAAATAGAAGTCAAACGATAATGAGATATATGAAGATTTTTGTTAGGATTGTTTGGTAGGCTTTCTACAAATCCACCATCAAATTCCTGCATAATGTCCAACTCATTTACCATAAAAGGGGCAAAAGGTAGTAAGAATGCGGTCCTAACTGCGGGTTTAAACGTCTGCAATTCATACTCATCACATAGGCCGGAAGCCAATGATATGTTAAAATAAATTACAGACTGTCCGTCCCCGAGGTTTACACCGTAAGCAGTCCAAGTCTCATTGAAATTGTCCTCGTTCAAGGTGCTTTTCACATAAGGATTGTCCACTTTCAGTTTATGTACCTGTGGGAAATCCTTTTGGATTTGCTCCACCGTGCAACCGATGTAACAGAAGTTACCGTCTGTTTTGTTTTGGGCTTGCAGCCCGAATGACGCAATTAGTGTGAACACTAATGCAATTACAAAATTTTTCATGGTTTTAATGTTTTAAATTAATAATAAAGGTAGGCTATTCTACAAAAGTAATTTTACGTTCTTTAAATTCTTTTTCAAACTCTTCCCAAATAGGCTTCCAAAATTTTTCCACTATATCACTGCACCCAAATTTATGATCTATTTCTTCATATCCACACATTTCTTCATAATATAATAGTAATTGTTCGTTATTAAGCTCTTTAAGATTTTTCATGACTTTAGATTTTTAACGTGCTACTATTTTGAAATAACGATTGAAATTTTCATTTAAGTGCTTACCTATTTCACTAATAGCTTGCATCCCTAATATATGTTCCAGCATAGGTTTCAGCTTATCTTCTTTTCTGTTTTTCCATAACCACTCTTGCAATTGATCTCCATCTATATCTTTCCAAAAACAAACTTTCATACAGGAGTAAAGTTCAGTAAGATTGTGATTTACGATTTCGCTTTGGTAGAATTCTTGCTTTTTCATTGCTTTGTGTTTTAAATTTGACTGACTTAATTTGACATTACAAATGTAGTAAGTGTATTTGTAATTAGCAAGTGTTTTGTTGATTTTAACATATTATTAACATTCATATTTATACAAAACCCTCTTACAGTATATTGTAAGAGGGTAAAATAAAATTAGTATGGAACAAACAAAATTTTTATTTCAGCTCACATGCTCCCCCATGACAAGCGGCTGCAACGTCTTCCCCTGCTTCTCGCTCAAACTCTTCCCATTCAATATCGTTCCAATTAATGGTCTTTGTTTCGCATATTTTTTGCCACTTATGAAAAATATCTACATGTTTCAAGCAATTAGCACATTTCTCCTCGTCTCCATTGAAATAGTTCTTTGCAAACTTTTTGAACCTACGAACCCAATCCAGGCGAGCATCTTTTCTATTATTGAGGTAATCTATAACAGCATTCACATCACTAATGGAAATACCGTTTATCTCTACCAAGAACCGATCTCCTATTATATGGTTAGCAATAAATTCAGTTACATCATTCTTATCACACTTTAGGAGTTCCATGTTATACCCTCGTGCAGCATCGCAAGCCTTCCAAATGGATTCAAATAATGAAAGCCCATCCACAATCAAACCACTGGAAAGTACCGCTCCCTTCCCATAGGTTTCAGCAAGTTCTTTTTCATCCAAATAACTCGTATAAGGAGCTTGAGGGTATTGTAAATCACCAGACTCCGGCAATAAAGAAACTCCACAAAATTCATTTCTATACTGCCAAAGGTAATCTCTCACAAAATCCCATTCTCCTTCTTTTACTGTTACCGTATTGCTCACATTCATTCGGAGTTCAGGGTTTTCCTTTGTAGAGGGGTGTTCAAAATTCGTACCCTCTTCAATCCAATTATTTTGTGTGAGGCGAATATATTCTAAAAATTGATTTGTAGTCAAATCCTGTCTGGTTAACGAATGTTCATCCAATTCAACGGGGAATGCTACGATGTATTCTTTCCCTGGATTATAAGGTGATTTCGTTATCATCTGAGGGTTTACTTTCAAAATCTCATTTACTGCTTGTTCATTGTGGGAGGCCTGTATATGACGTATGTATTTGCGGAAATGGAAAGGGCTAATCCCCGATGAAGTGCCTAATAATTGGCTACTGTTTCCCGCTGGTTTTACAACGGTCGTTCTTGCAGCTGGATTCATTCCTAACAAATCAGCTACTTTCTTATTCCATTCCTTTACTATTTTTGCTCCTTTACGTTGTACTTCCGGATTAAATAGAATATCAGGTTTTTGACACATACCTGTTATCCCTACACCAATCAAAGCGTCTCTCTGTGCAATCTTTATAGAAGCAGGGCTTAATACATTGAAATTAGTATAAAACGCCTGTAATGTTCCTAAAATAGCTGCTCTTCGGCAAGCTACATAAAAGTCTTCAGGGGTTTCTACTAATGCTCCATTTATTTCGGAAAGATTGCAGAATGACCATCCATAATATACTGCATTACCTACCTTAATCTGAGGGAACATCCCCACTTCGCAATTATGCACCAATACTCCCGAAGAAATATTATACTGTTCATCATAACCTTTTGTTAATATATAAAAATTATGATTATCTTCTACTTCAATATCGTAAACAGTTTCTATTCCTAATTTTTCAATAGAAACAACTGATATCGAATTTTTTAAAAAGTGAAAATCTTTCTTTTTATAACTTACTCTTTCACAAATAGGTTCTTCATAAGATAAATTTTTTTCAACGATTTCAATTAAATTTCTAAGTTTACCTCCAAATCTATTTTTTGAAAAAACTAAAGGAAAACGAGAATCTATAGCATGACAATTTTTAAATGTAATTCTCTTTCCAGAAGACTTTACTTGTTTAGCAATTTCAATTAACTCTAAATTAGAAAGCCCTTTACAATTATTATTTTTTGTCAAAAAAGAAGCAGCAGAAAGGTTCTTAGAATAAATTTCCTTATCTTTAACCCTAAATACGGGATTTCTTTCCCCCATTCTTTCTATAGAAGTCTTTTCTAAATGTTCCTTTGTTGATAATAATTGTAGATTTTCTATAAAATCTCCCTTTTCATTATCTAAATGATCTATTTCAAATCCTTTTGGCTTTTTACCGTTATAAAATTCCCAAATTTTTCTATATTGTCGACTATTACCATCAGAAAAGGAATTTATTAATCGGTATTTATTGAAATAAGTAAAGAATTTATATAATTCTTTGCCAATACTTTCTTCAGCCTTAACCCAAGTGCCGTCTGATAAAGAAATAGGATGATCAGGGGTACATTTAAATGAACTACCGTCCGATAGATTAACTTTAATTACCTGTTTTTCCCCACGCACATAAGGAAATGCCCATTTTATTTCTTTCTTATTCTTACCATTCTTTGAATATATAAGAAATTTTTCTCCCTTTTGAGCCAATTCTTCTATAGAAACTGCATTACGTCCATCTGCAACTGCAATCATAGTGTCTCCCGTAAAGCAACAAGGATTCACGAGGAATTGGTTATTTTTCAAAAACACAAACCCCGGCTCTCCGAATTTCTTTACCTTTTCAAAAACAGAATCATAAACTTCTTTAGGTGTGTCAGGCAATATCACCACACTATTATTCGCACGACTTAATTCAGGGTATTCATAAAACCAATTAGGCTCGGCCTTACATTCTATCATTTCCTGTTCATCGGCATCAAAAAGGGCTATCATTGCGCTCCTACGTATTCCTCCACTTATCACGCTATCTGCTATAATGCAGGCTATACGATGGAGTTCAAATGGTCGTAATTTACGATCTTTAACTTTGCTGAGAATTTTAGTTATCTTTGTCAATGCTTTTTCCAAAGGAGCCGAACCCGGAGCCTTGAATCCCCCTGAAATATATGCTCCTTCAGGCCGTATTTGGCTAAAATCAAATTCAACACGAGGCAATCCTTCATAATAACTGTGAAGAAGTTTATCTACTGCAAAAGACCATCCTTCAATACTGTCAGGCACTACAAATTCCTCTTTACGGCTATTGTCGCATCCTTTTACTTTAGGTAATTGGGAAGTATGTATTTTTTGAACCGAATATCCTGTACCGCAACCGCTTAAAAGCAAATACATCAATTCTTTAAAGAAATCAATCCTATTACAATAAGACGAAGCGCAATTGTAAAGGCGGGTGTGATGCTGTTTTAATTGAGCTCCGCCATACTGTAAAGCACGTTGGGCTCCTAAAATCTGTTTCTTTTGGTATCCTTCCCACGCATCCTGAAATACTTCATTAAATAGTTTCTTATCCTTTGCAATGGGTTCTAACATTTCAAAGTGCATTTGCATCACTCGTGCAACTGCTTCGTCCCATGTCTCTTTCTTTCCGTTGACTGTCCTTGCGTACTTTGAAACAAAAATGTATTCGGAAATTTCTTTCCGTTTATCTGTTCTACTTGGCATGTGTTTTAAATTAATTTTCATTTTGTTTTTCTTCCTCTTTTTCTGCCATCACGCAAACAGGAACATTCTGGCTCGAAATTGTTAATGGGATATACTGTAATTCCATCCCTGTTTTAATTTTTATATCCCTTTGTGCTTTAGCAAAAATAGCCTTTTCCAACCGAATAATTAAAGGAATTGGTTTATAATTTGGATCCCTTTCTAATTTTAACCTTTCTATGCCTAAATGTTCTAAAATCAACTCTTTAGGTGGTAAATGCAAATTAACTCCTTCCACTTTTTCAGCACTCAGCATTGTGGTATGATATTCATATTTCTCAGTATTTGCATACCTTAATTTCCGTGTCACAGGCACATATAATTTAAACTTTTCTTTTGTTTTCATATCAAAATTTTTCTTATTGTTTTATAATTTAATTCACCTTTTTCATCTATATAGGGTAGTATTTCCAATTCAATACTTTCAGCTTCTAAAAAATTATTATTGCGTGAATGCAATTTTTTACGTGTAACAAAACATTTCTTAATATTCACCCTCAAACCATAGTACCTTTCATATCCTAAATCACGGCATAAATCTTCTATTACCTTATCCTCTTCTTGTTTTATAATCCTTTCATTTTTGGCTTCTTCCAATACATGTTCTACCATTTCTTCCAAAAAAGTAAATCTACCGAATTTCCTTGCTGGCGTAATCATTAAACAAGGAGAAAATAATCTCCATTTATCAATCTTAAATTGTACAACCTGCACAACAAACGGGACTCCAGGAACAATCTTAAAATCCTTCCTACGATTCCAGGCCGTCTTTTTATTAAAATGAGTAATCATATCAGCAGAATATTAGTTCTTTCTTTGCTCTGGTTATAGCTACGAATTTCAAACAACGTTCCCCATATAACTCCAATTCGGTTTGTGCGTATTTAGAAGGGATCAAATCTGGTTGTAAAAAGAACACCCTATCAGCTTCCAGCCCTTTGGATTTATGTATGGTAGTTAATGTAATTGCACTTGCTCCATTGTCTTCTCCAAACATTTCTTCAATCAATTCCTTTGTGGAAATAAACGTTTCTCCAACAGTACGATAAATAAGTCGTATGATATCACATTTTTCTTGCAAAGCAATATATCGGGGATGAAATGTCGGCCTTTGAACCCCCTCTTCCTTCAATAATTTAGCGCACTTTAAAAGCAATTCATCCAGTTCATCCAAACTATTGATTTTATCCAAAATGTTCAAAATGCTTTTACCGAAATCTTTACCCAATATAACTGCCTTTTTACGCTGGCTTATTAATTTTATAAAAACTTCAACCAAAGGAAAATTATTACGACAAAGCACATAATCTCCTTCTCGTGCTTCAAATACACTACCTCGGCGTACTATTCCGTCTTCATTCCCATCGTATGCTTCAATTCCTTCAGGGAAAATTTCTTTGGCTGCTTCCACTATTTTCTTCCCACAACGATAAGTCATCGAAAGGGGCATTATTTCCGTATTAGGGTGACTTGAAAGCATTTCAAATGAATTAAGATTGCTACCCTGGAATGAATAAATAGTCTGTTTATCATCCCCTACAGCAATCAATCTTCCATTTGGTTTGATCATTTTCAAAATCAATTCTCTCTGTAATGGGTTGATATCTTGACAATTATGAACCAATATTCCATTCGCATAAAAATTATGATTTCCTTCCACCGTTATATCGTATACAAATTTTTCATTCACAAAGGTTTCTTCCGTCCTAATTACTTCCAAATAAACAGGACAATCTTTCCCATTGAAACAATAATCAAACTGTTTATTGTTTATTGCATCAACTATTTCATCAAATTTTTCAATTAATTTATGATTAAAAATTCTTATTACTTTATAGCCTAATTCTTCTAAGCATTCGTCTTTTCTTTTGTCTTGTTCTTTCCTTTCCTTTGCTAAATGACTCTTCCCATCTAACTCGATAGCTATTTTAAGTTCTCTATTTAATAAATCAACCTTATAATGATTAGGTGTGTTATATTTCTTTATTAAATCTTTACCAGGAAGAATTTTTCCTTCTTCTTCCCATCTTCCGCTTAATTTGGAAAAGAAAAAATGCTGTAATTCATTTATACGGCCATTTCCTCCTCTTGATTTAAAATTCACATTATAGGCCTTCCTATTTTGCTTAAAAACAGGTGAGTAATTTTTCAGCTTCATGGAATTAGCCAAAACCTTCTTCCCATTTAAAGAAACTTTATATTTTTGAGTTTTTATCGCAGAAGTCTCATATTGAATAATATCTCCAGGAACAATATCTTCAGCACAAATATAACCTTTCCCTTTTACCCAAATTTTATGATTAAACGTACAAGTAATAAAGGAATTTTTGCCATTTTTCTTCCTTTGTTTCCCACAGATTTTTATACATTTTTTATTATTTAAACTTTTGCTCCAATTAATCACTTCCTTGTACTCCTGCTTTCCTGTCTCATGATTAAAAGTTAAAACTTTAATAGGTAATCTTTCATCTACTATTTTGCCAATAGGTAGATGAACTCCTCCTTCGCAAATAACAGGAGTATAATAAGGTAAACATTCATCCAAAAACACGACATCATACTTCGGAAAACGTTCATCCGGAACATATTTATAGGTGAGAAGCAACATATCCGTAAAATCCAATTCACAAAAACCGTTCATCTGCAAACGGCTTTCATCCTTTGTACGTTTTATGTCAATTGCGGTAATATCCTTCCAAAGATATTCATTCATTTCCTCCCCATACATTTCACATACTTTACGGGCATCTTCAAATGTGAATGCAAGGTTTAGATTGAGCAAATTATACAGGCCGATGATATTGTATAAATAGGAAAAATATCTCTTCCTATTCTCCCCAAAAGGCTCTTCATTTATTACCTTTTTAGCCACCAGAAAATTCTTATTCTCTACTATTTTCGTTTTATAATGAAATGCTCCTAAAAATGTTTTAAAGGCTTTAGAATGAATCGTTGCAACTTCAATACCATCGGGCACTTTCCTGCTTAATTCTTCCGCTATGGATTTATTAAAGGCCAAAAACAAGCATCTTTTAAAAGGTTGAGTATGTTTCATCAATTGCAAAAGCAAATAAGTCTTTCCGCTTCCGGCTGTGGCCTTTACAAAAAGGTTCTTATTGGTGCTTTGATACACATCTAAAATAGCCTGTTTATATTTATCCAATCCTGCCATTACAGATCCTTTATATAATTATCGTGATTTTTATAATCAGCCAACATATCGGCCATATTATTCCCAACCACTAATTCATCCTCAAAATTTGTCTGGTGTCCCTTTATCCATCTTAATCTCAACTTCATTTTAGGACGTTCTCTTATTTCTTCTAATACCTGTTTCCATAAATCTACATTCTTTGCTCCTTCCCAATTATTCCGTTGCCATTTCAAAACCCATTGCTTCATCAAAGAATTTACAACATATTGACTATCAGAATAAATAGTTACTTTTACTTCCATATCTTTATTCACCGAACGTAAGGCGTATAACAGGGCATAAATTTCCATCCTACCTGTCTTTGTGTTTACATATCCTTTTGAAATGAAATATTCCTTTTCTCCATGGATAATATAAACCCCGCATCCTCCTAATTTGGGAGGCTTTATACAGGCACTCCCATCCGTGAACATTGTAATTTCTTCCATTTACAAATATAGTAACAATACTTATATTGTGCAAATAATTTTTATACTTTGTACATTTTTAACAACTCCAAATTAATGGAACTTTCATCTGCAATCCCTTTATTCACCCCATCTGTAACGCTTTTCTTATTTTGCAGTAAATTCCATAATTTGGTATCAATCGTATCAGGGCAAAGTAAATAGGCCACATTCATTGAAAACTTCTGTCCTTGTCTCTCAACTCGAGAAATAGCCTGTTCTAAATCTGTATAAACATCTGGTAATTCAATAAAAGCAATATTGCTCGCTGCTTCTTGTAAGCCATCCGTTCCAGTTCCAACGGCCTTTATATTACAAAAGATAACACGGTCATCTGAAACTTGAAAATGTTCCACTATTTCCATTTTCTTTTTGGCCGTCAATCCTCCTTGTAAAGTAGGTGCATTGAATTTTTCTGCTAACTTTTCCAGGGGTTCTCGGTGTGTGCCAAATACCACTAATTTTTCATTATCATTACTTTCTAACCACTCCTCTATATAAATCTCAATACTTTTCATCTTTCCCTTAATCACAAGGGTTTTGAGTAGGGAGAGTTTTACCAAATGTTCAGCCCTTTGCGCTGCTTCTACTTTTTCAACGTCTACTTGTTGCAAGTAAGAGATAAGGTCTTTTTCTGCTTTATGATATTGTGTAGTATTAGTTAAACCACAATCTACAACCGTCGATGAAATAGGGGGCAATTCTGTCAATACTTCACGCTTTTCCCTCCGTATATAACAATAGTTCCTCAAAAGATCATGTAATTCCAATACATTATGGTGTCCTTTCAGATCAACACCGAATGTCGTTTTTTTGGCATTACAATAACGCAATTGAAAGTTTTGCAAGCTGGGGAATATAACATCAAATACCTTTATGATATTCAAAGGGTTGATACTTTCCTCCGGCCTGTTCATAATCAGGGAACCACTCAAACCAAATACAGCAGGCAAACGGCGTGCCAATTTACGAGATATCTTTCCTCTTATGGATTTATAATTCTTCGCAAAATGAATTTCGTCCCAAACGGCCGCTTTATAATTAACCTTTGCTATTTCTTTAAAGACATAATCAATACTTCCTTTTTCCTTATCCTTCCTTCCTAAAATATCATAATTAATAACATTTACAGGAGCATCAAAAATGTTTACCTTGTTAGTGGTATCAATTATGTTCACCTCCCTGTCTGTCCATTTTCCCCATTCTTTTTTCCATCCATATTTAACAGATGCAGGTGTAATTATCAAGCACGGAAACAAGTCCAAAAGTTCCAAAACTATGATCATTTGCCCTGTTTTCCCAAGACCCATGTCATCTCCATTTATACAGTTACCGTGATTTAGAATGTAGTGAATACCCTGTATTTGATAATCACGGGGTTTTCTTTTTAGGTGGAGCTCCTCTATTGCTTCGGCCACTTCTTCCAAAGTGAATTTTTCCTGAACAGGGATCATCGGGAACGGACAATTCCCAACTACTTGAGGTCGGTATTCCTCAAATTCAAATTTTCGTATAAAATTTAAAATTTCCTCATTCTTCCATATTGCAAGTTCCACATACCACTCCTTATTCATTGGGTTGTAAAGAACTTGAGGTAGTTTTTTAACCGCCTCTACCAGTTCTTTTTCGTACTTAAAACCGAAATAAAGAAAATTCCCTTCCTTATAATAATACCGTTCTACCATACGAATTCATCCCTCTGTACTATTTTTATACCCATTTTCTGAGCCTTTTTCATTTTAGATGAGGTTGAATTTTTATCCTTAACAATCAGGTGTGTCGTTTCTTTCGTTACCCCATCCACAACTTTATGTCCATCGGCTGTCAATTTGGCAGTTAATTCCGCATCACGGAAACCTGTCATACACACAACCATCTGTCCCTCGAATGAATTATTTTCCTCTTTGATATAAGCTATCTTCACAGGTACATTTCCATTCAGATAAGCCCTCACTCCTTCGATAAAAGCCTGTGCAGTAATTTCACTAACCCCGTCTATCTTACAAAGTTCTGGTAATAATTTTTCTGCTTCAAAATCATTTACCAAATGTAAAACGTCTTCCCAAACTACATTATTCAATATTTTTTGACAAGTCTTTTCAGCTATCTTTCCTTCAAAAAGATTCATCGCTGTCATTAGGCGAGCCAAAGGAACTCCATCTGTTTTTAACTTTGCAAGCTGATTATAAATAACTTTTGCCAATGCTGGACCAATTCCTTCTATTTCCCCCAATTCAGCCTCACTCATATAGAAAATTGATTGAAGCGAACAACGGCCAGCTTCATACAATTTCGTTAATGTAGGTTCACCAAATTCCTCACATCCTAAAGTAGCAAAGGCATAAACTAATTTTCCGACTCTTTTTTGTTTGCAATCTATTTTTTGACAAACAAGTTCAACCATATTTTCATCCCACACCAAAGCACCACCGCAAGAAGGACATTCCATCATATCTTCCATCATTCTTTCATATTCTGCTTCATTATGACTTAATGTAGCAATATGTTTAGGAATAACATCTCCCGAACGTATAATACGAATTTCAGAGCCCTTTGCAATATGATTATCTATTATATATTTAGCATTATAACCTGTAACGTTCTTGATAGTTACCCCTCCTATTTGAACGGGTTTTATATTAATTACAGGCTTGCTCTTACCATCCTTTGAAATTTTCCAAGTAATTTCCTCTACTTCTGTATCCGCACATCCGGACCATGCAGGGTCTTTAAATGCTATCTGATATTTAGGATTCCCGTTGGGTAAACGTTCGTCTGGGCTTAAATTTGGAGACTCTATTTTTAGTACAAGTCCGTCTATATTATATTTTTCACTCCATTTTATATATAGATTTTGTAAAAAGTCACTAAATTTATTTTTATCTTCTAAACTCCATATATCAACATTAGCTTTTTCTATCTCTCCTTCCTCTACACCACAAATTTCTTTTTTACGGTTTACAAAATCAAAAAATAATTCAGCTGTGTAATCAGTTCTTATTAATGGTCGGGTTCTTACCCTTTCTTCATTCAATCCTCCATACCGAACAAAATCTACATATTTCATTAAATCCGGGTTTGGTTCATTCGCATTGAATAAACCTGCTACTAAATTACGTGCTGTTTTATAAGAAGTAGTTTTTTGTATTTCTTTGAAATTTTCTTTTGAAATAATAGCTTCTCCCCATGTATATCTAAATTTTCCTACATCATCTTTAAAGAAAATATAATCTGATAAAGAAGAATTTTTCATTATAGGTTTAACCCTCATACATTTCACCCATTCGTCAGAACGCTGTCCTTTTACTCCATCCCCTCGTGTCCATGCTTTTCCATCATTTTCACTATATAAAAGGGAAATCCCATCATATTTAGGTGTTATAGAAAAAACGAGTAAACCATCCTCTCTATATTTTTCACACCATCCTAAAAGTTCATCGATAGACTTAACCTTTTCCAATGAAAACATAGGAACAGGCAACGTTTCCATCCGTTCTTCCCTTGCTGCTTCTATTACGCTATGTTTGAAAAATTCATTATCAGGGTCTTCATCCCTTAATTGAGCTACCATAGCGTCATATTCGGCATCACTTATTTCCGGTTTTCCGGCTCGGTAGGCTTCATTGTATTTTTTCAACAGGCTAATGTCTATCATTGCTTCAAAGTTTTATTTTTACAAATGTAGTTAGTGTATTTGTATTGTGCAAATTTTAATACACATTTTTTCTCTTATAATTCATCACAATATAATCATCATGACCGAATTTGAAGGAAAGTTCAGGGAAACTCTGTGTTTTTAACAGGTAATTATTATTCCCTTCGGTTAATGCTGAAATACTTATCTCAGTAACCATAGACGTAATATCCTGTCCAATAACTTCATTCCAAGGGGCATAAGGCTGTTTCACCTTGAAATCTTTTGTCAAAAAAGCATAAGGAGTATCAAAAACTCTTACTACCAATATAGGGGCTTCAATGATGCTGACTAATTGCCAGCACTTTTCTAAGAATTCTTTCATAACATTGAATTTTTAATAGTTTCACGTTTGCGCCACTCTTTTTCTTCGTGGCCTATTTTTTCAAAATGCTTTTGAGCACGTTTCTTCAAAATAGCTTTCTTCTGACTATCAGGTAATTGCTTAAAATTCAAAACATTTGGAGTATTTATTCCCCCATACGTTTCAGGAAACATTTCCTCTCCACATTTAGGGCAAACAGTTCGGTCAAGAAACTCCATTTTCTGAGTTTCTTTATTGTAAGTAGAACGAACTTTTCCAATGTGAATTTCCTCTCCACATTTTTTGCATGTAAACTTTATCATAAGAATTTCCTCCTGCAATATTCAGCCATTAATAAACTATCTACTTTATTGTCATCTGGATTGGTTGCGCGGGTTGTTCTCCTAAAATCTTCACGGGGGAACAAACGTTTTGCAGCTTCCAGGCTCATTGCCTTTGTATCATTAACCTGTGTTTTTCCAGTACTTGAAAGTTTCTTTTTCAAAGCTACACCTTGCCACATTTCTTTCTGCCATGTTTTAGGAGCTACCTTTGTAAACGGTATTTCAAAACTTTTCAAAAGTTCTTCCAAAGCCCCCACGATATAGCCGAAATTGAAATTGGATTGAGCAGAACTTCCTGGAATGCTGTGTACGTCCTCTATCACGCAATGAATCTTCTTATTGGGATCAGCCGTTACTTCTTTAAATATTTTACGCAAATGAGTAAAATCTATATACTTACTATTTGGGTCTTCCAAAAGTGGTACATATTCAATCACTTCTCCTCCTTCGCTTAGAAAAGTAATAAACCCCTTTTTTCCTGGGTCAACCCCCATTGCTATTCTTTTCATAATATTCTACTTATTCCATTTTCTTTTACAACAGTCAAAACCTCCGGATACACCACTTCAGTAACATGTGTAGTTATCAGAATAGGGAACTTGAACTCGGTGAGTGATTCCAAAATCAAACTTAAACCAAGCGCATCAATCCCCTCAGTGACCTCGTCTATATGTAAGAAATGCAAGCCTCCATAAGGATTGGTTGAATTTATCATTTCCTGTATAGTTAGCATCATTGCTATTTCCAAACGGCAACGCTCTCCTCCGCTGAATGACCAGAACTTCTTCAAACCATCCCTTACAATGTATGCAGTAATTTCTTCTTTTACTGTTCCATCTTTCAGGACTTTATATCCCTCCAATTTGACTCGTAAATCCGTCCCCATTGCACGAAGGAACTTATTCGCATACCCTTGTATAACTTCCAACTGTTCGACCGCGAGGAAGAGCTTAAATTCCTTAAAACGGGTGATCCATTGTGTCGTATTGAAAATTTGAGTATTTATTTTATCAAGTTCTTTACTTTCTTTATTAGCAGAAACTTGTGCCAACTTTATAGAATTCTCCAATTCCTCTATTTTTGCCGTATTTCCGTCAATCCCTGTTTCATCCATTTTACGGATAGTTTCCTTCAGATTGAGGCAATTCTCCTGACTCTCCTTAATCTTTTGTTCAAATCCAAGTATGTTCCCTTCTTCTATCTTTATATTACTTTCAAGCTCCTTTGCCTGTAAATTAATAGAATGTAATTGGGTTTGTAATTTACGGATAGCGATGAGGTGTTCCTGTTCTTCCTGCTGTGTGCTTTGACGTTCCTGTTCAAAAGTAGAAATTACGCCATCTATTTCTTTGATGGATTCCTTTTCATCTTTCAATTTTACGGCATATTCATCTACCTCTTTTTCAAACTCATCCTTTTCCTTTTTTAAGGACAATTCATCCGTATTTTCTCCAGGCAAAAACTTATGACCGCAAGCAGGACAAGCTATTACTCCCATCAATTTAGTGCGAAGCACCGCCAATTTACCCTCAATAGATTCAATAGTGGCTGTTAATTTGGCTTTGCTTTTTTCATGCTCCGATTTTTCAATTTTGATTTTACCTACTTCTTCATCTATTGCTTTGTAAATTTCAGTATAATCAACCTTTGCTTTGTCTATTTCCTCAGTTATGGTTTTCCCTTTTGTCAATACCTCTCGTATCAGGGACTTGTATTCCTCAATCTTTTGCTTCTTTTCCTTTATGCTGTTTTTTGATTCAACCTCTTTTGCTTCGTACTGCTCAACCTGTTTGAGTAACGCTTCACGTTTGGCATTGAATTCCTCTTCTAAATCACGTTCTTGTTCCTCGGCCAACTGTCGTTCATATACCTCTTTTTCACCCAGCTTCTTATTCATCCGCTGTTCAACTTCCGCTTTAATTTCATTAAGAGATTCTATATCCTTTTTTATGGAAACAGAAGTTTTATCAATGCTGGAAAAATTAGAAAAACGACTTATAAGTTTCATTTTCTCAACATTTCCACTTGTAAAGAACGAGGTATAATTCCCATGTGAAATTATGTAATAATTCTTGAGGTCTTCCGCACTTATTGCAAGCCACTCCAATATAAACGCATTGCCGTCTCTTACTGTACTGAAAGAAGCTGGTTCTCCATTTATGGAAATTTCTAATGTAGAAGATTTCTTTAGGAATATTGTACGGGTTATACATAGAGTTTCCTTTCGTATAGGGCAAACTATATCCATACTGACAGAAGCCTGCTCCTCTCCCCAATGTATCAAATCACGGTCTAAAGTATCTTTACCTGCTGTAGAAACACCCAAAAGAGCAAACATTTCAGCGTTTTCAATAGCTGATTTACCCGAACCGTTTGATTTTTGGCTGTCTATCTCGGTCAAGTTTTCCCCTTTTATCAATACGGGGCTATCTACATAATTATATTCTAATTCCTTAAAAGAAAGGAAATTAGTAGCTTTAAGACTGCTCGGCTTCATATTTTTCTTTTACTTGTTTAAAAATTAATTCAAACAAATCAGGATTGTTCAAAAGTACCTCACGTACATTATCTACTCCCTGTCCTAATTTGGTATCGCCATAAGAAAGCCATGAACCAGACTTTTTCACAATATCAAATTCTATAGCCAAATCCAATATTTCCCGCTCTAAATCAATCCCCTGACCAAAACGAATATAGAAATTTGCTGTTCTAAAAGGCGGGGCAACTTTATTTTTACGAACTGTTACTTTAATCTTATTGGCATAAACTTCATCCCCGTCCTTTTCACTACCCATACGGGTAATCTCCAATTTTTGGCTGCAATAAAATTTCAAGGCATTACCTCCAGGAGTGGTCGTTGGTGATCCATACATTACACCAATTTTCTCACGGAATTGGTTTATAGCAAACACGATACATCCAGTTCTTTGAATATCCGGAATCAAAGTAGGGAGCCACATACTCAAAAGTCGAGCCAATACCCCCATCTTTTGGTCTCCTGCTTCACCCTGTAGTACGCACTTTGGAACGAACGAAGCAATAGAATCCAAAACAATTATTCCTATTTCTTTTTCTTTTGCCAATTCACGAGCTATTTCCAGGGCTTCCTCTGCATTTGTGGGTTGGCTCAAAATCCACTTATCACCCCCTACCTGAACTCCTAATGCTTCCGCATAGTTAAGGTTCAAAGCATGTTCAGTATCTATATAGGCAGCGATCTTTCCCTCCTTTTGAACATTCGCAACAGCATGTAAAGCAAGTGTCGTCTTCCCGGAGCTTTCCCATCCGTCTACTTCTATAACGCGCCCTTTAGCATAGCCTCCACCTAAAGCTAAATCCAGGCTGAGGCTACCTGAAGTCAAAAATTCAACATCTGGTATAGTTTGGGAAACGGATTCTTTTCCAAACCGCTTCGTAATTTTATTAACAATATCTTCGAGTGCCATTTTATTTCAAGTATTTGATCCCTTCGTCAAAGGGGTAATTATTCTTTTCACAAAAACGTTTGAAATGTTCTATTATATCATCGTCTGTCATTTTCTTTACTTCCTCTGCATATTCAACATCCTCCACTTCAACATCCTTATTTTTAGTGGTAACGCTTACTCCAAGATTGATAAAGAACTTTTTATCCAGCGCACGTAATTTATCATCACTTCCGCTGAATTCAAACGTTATACGTACATTTTCCTTTTCTATGGTTTTAGCCAATTCCATAGCTTCCTCAACAGAGGAATTATCTAAATCTATATGAAATTTTTCAAATTCTATAAACTTAGATTTTATGAATTCAGTGCTAAAATCATTATACAATATAGTAAATCCTTTTTCATTATCCTCCCCAAAGTTATTCTGACGTGTAGAAGGTAAATGAAAAATGTTTTTACTTACTTGTTGCGCATTATGGTAATGCCCAAGGAACACTGACTTATAGTGTTTGAACATCGACGGTTTTATCTTTTCGCTACTTACTTTTGAACCGTCATTATTCACACTACCATCCACCGCTATATGGGAAAGTAATATTTGACCTGCCTCCTTTTTTGGAATCTTATTAAATTCTTCCAGCCATTTTTCTTCATTAAAGAATGGGACAGAATCAAACTTTACTCCTCCTAATGTGAAAGAATTTGCTTCTTTCAATAGATGGAAATGCGGAGCAAGTATAAAGCAATCCAAAAATGAATCATAGGAATTGTAATCCGTTTTATCGTGATTTCCAGGAATGCAATATATTTCCAACCCTGCACCCTTGTAATCAATCAAAATATTTGACAAAAAGGTCAAAACCTCTTGTCGTTGGCTTTCACGGCTATTAAATATATCCCCCAGCCAAATAATATTAGAAACATTGCGTTCCTTTGCCAAAATGATTTCTTGCTTGAACAAGTCATACATTTCAGATAAATTACGTGGGGTAATATGTTTATCCGTTGAAAGGATAGCTATCGCCTCTTTCATGTCATATAATAGTAAAAAGCCCCCTTTTCAGGGGGCTAATTAATAATTATTTACCCCCTTTCATTTGGCGAATACGTTCCAATGCGGAAAGGTGAGAACCCTCCTTTACAGGAGAAGCTACATCTGTATTCACAGGATTAGGAGCCTCTTTTTCCTGTTTAGGAGCTGCCCCTGTAGGGACTTCTCCATTGCTCCACGGCATTAATGGAAGTTCTCCTCCTGCCATTGCAATATCATACCATTCATGGAGTTCCTCTTGGGTATCAAATACGGGCAATTCTGCTCCTTCCCCATAAACTTCAGCATTCTCCGCAATATATTCTCTCAAGAACATTTTAATACGAGAATCCTGGGGATATTTATCCTGCTTCTTTATCTCATTCGGGGCTGGTTTAGGAGATTTTGGTGCTGCATCTGCTTTGGGTTTATCTTCCGGAACAAGTTCCGCCATAGCTTCAATTCTATCCAGGAACTCCTCATTACCGAAAATGTTATACCCATGTTTTTCATCAAAACGCTTCAGGCCGTCCAAAGCCATATTGAAATCCTTTTGAGAATACGACCCTACAAAAAGGTCATTAAGATGAGGTAAATTTTCCCACGTATTCCATTGTTCGTCCGTAATAGCATACTTTTTAAAGAAATCATCCCATCCTTCACCTACTTTCAACGGACGAGTATATACTTTGTATTCCGTTTGATTTTGAGCGGAAAGACCTTTATGGATAACCAACGGGAATCCCTGCGTCGGGTGACTAAAAATATCAATAGCAATCACGTCTCCTGCTGTTTGCTGGATGGACAAATCCTGCATATCTTTCAGCCACTTATTACGTAAATTCAATCGGCCGATACCCTGCTTTCCTACTACATAGGCGACGAACTCAGAATTCGGCAAAATACCCGGAACCCATTTTGTTCCCTGTCTGTATCCGCGGATAGGATTGAGGAATTTCTCCTGCTGTTTGGGATCATCAAACTGACTTTTAGCCAGTTCTTGAGCGAACTCAATGTAGGTTTCAATAGGGTCTTCCTTCATCTTACCTGCGGAATGCGTGGTTGCAATAAATACTTTTCTATTGCGAACTTCCTTACCTACAATCTGTCCGTTCTCGTATTTATCTCCTTCACATTCGAGCAATGCGGTGCGGGTTGCTACATAGGCACTCTTTCCAGGCTCATGATTAGGTAGAATACGGAATTCGTTCTCACCATCTTCTATGGTGTAATACGTGGTGTAATTGTTTGACCCGAAAAAGCGAGCGGTTTCCTTGGAACGATTTTCTTCTTCCTGTACTGCCGAAATAGGGGTCGGTTTCCATTGGCTTCTGTCAAATTTTGCCATGATAATTAAATTTTTGGTTTTTTGATAATGAATGAATTAACTCTCCCTTCAATAAGTTCTTTTACAAATTCGTTGGGTTCTAATGGTTTAACTAAATTATTGAGCTTTTTGCTCTTATCATTTACTGACCAGAACCAGCTATCTAAAATGCTGAAAACTCTTTGGGAGCTGATTATTTTTCTTTTCTTTTGCTGATACAACGGGTCTAAAAGTATAGCTTCGTCCAAAGCCTTTTCACTTAATTTTATGGATTCCCCGTCTACCATGAATTTTCCAGATTCCCGATTTGCTTCATTACGCCATGATTTTTTCTTGGATGCTTCATATATATCACAATCCAATTTATCATCTGAAAGACATTTTTCTGCTTCTGCTCTCAAATTACCCACCTTATTCATCAGAGCCGAAATAGTAACCATTTCTCCAATAAGGTTAGTATAATCAATGCGGGTTAAAGCATCAACGTCAATCTCAGAATTAAATGGTTCTGATAAAAGAACCACCGGATTTTCACCGAGATGCAATACTATTGCATCTTTATTTTCGCTGACTTTTTCCATTCCTATTTATTTTTACAAATATAGTTAGTGTACTTTTAATATACAAATTATCTATGTTAAAATTACAAATTTACTGTCAGTTCTCGTCTGCAAATACGGCTCTTTATTATAATTGTCGTAAGCCATCGAACCATTCATCAAAAGGATATTACCTTTAACATTGGCAAAGTAACTTTCTAACTCCTCATAAAATTGAGAAAATATGGTTACTTTCAAAAATTTATAGTTCTGTTCAAGTACCAGTCTCGCAAAATTACCCCTTGCAGAATTCCTAATGGATATATCATGTACTATTCCGCCTGCCAACATCAACGTATTTCTCCCATTATAAAAATCAGGGCTATTAGCTTTATCAAAATCAATTATCGGGTATTCTCCCGTTACTTTAGGAGCAAGGTATTTATTGATCAATTCCTTATAATCAAAAATAGCAAACCCGGTCAATGATTTCTGCTGTAAAAGCCACCACCAATCAAATTCTGTTTTTGGATTTTTAACGAATAAATCTTTTTCCTCATTAACTTTTTGCCGAACCATTTCCCTATAATCGGTTATTAGCTTCATTCTCTCGTGTGGCTTCTTTATATTTTCCACCACATCAAATCCACCTGCCATAATGATATTCTCAATAACCCGCTTATTTACCTTGTTTTCTTTATAGGAAAGGTTACGGTCTACAAAATCTGCTAATGAAAAATACTCTCCATTTTCAATACGTTCCTTAAAAATTTGATCAGCTGCACGGTCTCCTACCTGCTTTATATTAAGTAATGACCAATACATTTTATTAGTCTTAACATCCGAAGAAACATACTTCTCCGATTTGTTAACATCCGGAGGAACTATCTCCGTATTTCCCGAAGCATTAATCTCCTGGATATATACAGCATAGTCTTCATCGCTTGCATACGAGAATGCTACAGTCCAATATTCCAAAGGATAATGAACTTTCAACCATTGACTAATATATCCGGTTAAGGTATAGGCGACTGCGTGGCTATTACAAGTTACAATTCCATTCTCTATCGTAAAAGAATGATAAGGGTTCTCCATTTCAACATCATAAACTTCTTCTTCCCCATTTGATTCTATAGATAATATTTTTTCAAAATGAGTAGCCAAACCTTTCTCCCCCATCTTGGTTCTTCCGATTTTATAATGAAATTTTTTATGACAAGAGGAGCAAACGGTCATTAGGTTTTCAAATTCATTATTAGCATGATCACCATCTATATGGTGAATTTCCAACCTTTGGTGTTTCTTTCCGCATTTTTCACAAAAATCTTTTTTTAATTTTTTTCTATAATAATCAAATTTAGTATAATTAGTAGAAAGACCCTTAGAAGTAAATCCCTCAATTCCTTTAGAAGAATTCAATTCATATTTTTCAACTTCTGAATTTTCTAAAAAAGGAAATACCCCTGTTTTATCTGTAAAACATCCCTTCTTTGGTTCATTAACGTAACCATCATAAACAAATAACAAATCCTTTTCCTTATCTAATTCTTTTACCTTTTTATATCCATTGTTTGTAGGAAATTTATGGTTAGAAGTCACGGATATAACTTTACCGCTTTCCAATTTTATAGAAAAGGTTTCTTTTATCCCTTGATAATAAATATCCTTAATCCTATTCTTCACTAAACGACCATCTTCTCTTAAAGACCAAGAACATCCATATCCTGACTTTCCATTATATTTATCATGAAGAGCTAAATGTCCGTGTAGCTTCGCCCAACCCCTATCATTCTTAACCTTATACATTTCAGATATGGTCGGATGCCAGCCGTCATTCGTTCTGCTATGCCTTTTTATTTTTTCTTTTCCTGATATACATTTATTAAATAGGTAGGTGGAAGCCTTATCAATTGCATCCCATACATGTTCAGCATATTCCAAATCTACTTTGAAATTTTCAACATAATACGGAATAAATCGTTCACGATATTTTGTAAGTTCCTCATACTTCTTTTTTACCATTGCTTTACGCACATCATCGGCTTCTACGAGGGAAAGGCCTCCCAGGTCTTGACAAAGACGCATTATTTGCTCCTGGAAGCAAAAAATTCCCAATGTATTTTTAAGAATAGGTTCTGTACCAACAAAATATTCAACAGGCTTTTCTCCACGTTTACGAGCTATATATTCATTATGGAAATTGTTTTCCATCGCTCCAGGACGATACAACGAAATAGCAACCACCAAATCCTCAATGTTATCTGGCTGCATTTCCTTACAATAAGAAGTCAGACCGGAGGAACCAAAATGGAATACATCTCCATTCCATCCGTTCTTAAAATATCTGTAAACCTCCTTATCATCCAACGGAAGATTATAGATATCAATATCAACGCCGTGATTTTCCTTTATCAATTTCAATATATTCTGGAACTTATCCAGTTGCTTGATTCCCAGAATATCCTCTTTTAGAAATCCAGCAGAATCCATTTCATTCCCTTCCCATTCGCTAACATACATCCCTTCCTGCTTTCGTATCGGGACCCAATGGAACATATCATGCTCATCCGGAAATATCATAGTCGCACAAGCATGAATTGATTGCGTTTTAGGTGCTCCTAAAACTATAGAAATCTCATTTATCAATTCAGGATACTTATGGATAAAAGCCATCAACCTACCATTTCCGCAAGCCTTTATAAATATATCTTCATACTTCCTATCGCTCGTTTCCAATATCTTTGTGACCATATTCACATCTTGAAATGGAATACCCATAAGGCGAGCAAAATCCTTTATTGCTTGTCGTGGCTGTAAAGCCGAATAAGTTCCCACGGAACACACCTGCGTAATTCCATAACGCTGTTCCATGTATTCTTTTACTCTTCCCCTTACTTCTCCAGGGAAGTCTGTATCTATGTACAATTTTGCCCCCTCCAGTCGCCCAGAGGGGGCGATTAATCAGGCAGCGATACCGGAACGAATCGCTGCCCAACCTTTTTTTCAATTTTAGTTATTTTCATAATATATTGTATATTTATCAGAACACAAAATTATCTCCAACCTTTAACTCTTTTGCTTGCTTACTACCTCCATTTACCCATTGTTCAGGGAAATATTCTTTAACAGTGCCATCTTCTAAAGTTATTTCAATAGTCTCTGCTTCAGTAAAATAACCTGCACGACCTTTATTTAAGAACCTTTCGAACAGTAAATCAAATCCAATAGGGTCTAAACGGGTTATATCCAAAAGTGCCGCGATAAGACTTCCTCCCGCCGATCCGCGGCCGAGTCCAGTCAAAATTCCTTCTTTCCTGCACCAACCCACAATATCCCAAAGAATAAGGAAATAATCAATAGTCTCTCCATATTCTATTGTATCTACCTCTTTCTGAATTCTTTCAATTACGGCATCCTCTCCATATTTATCAATAAACTCCGGATGATTTTCAATACCCTTTTCTATCAAATGCCAAAACAGATCCTTTGAATTAGAAAATTGTTTGGCTTCTTCGGGTTTCATTTTATAAGCTGGTAAATGTCTATTTTTCACAGGAATCGTAAACTTGCATCGTTTAACAATATCATGTAGATTTTCAACAGCTACCTCAAATAATTCAGCGGCTATGCTATCTCCATCCTCATTATTTTTACATAATGCAGTCAATTCAATCAAATACTCATCCCAATTCTTAAAATACTGATTATGACTTTCATAAGTGGATTTTCCAGCAATGGAATTAAGCCGTTGTTTTATGACAGAATAATCAGCCTCCAAATAATAAGCATCACAAATTGCTACAGGCTTTAACTTGCTGTATATGTATTCTCTCAAATTGGTTAAGTACCAGTTATCTCTATCAACTTTCGTATATTCAACGGTGTCTAATTGGTAATATCCTGCCAATAACGGAACTTTATTAAAATCCAATGTTTTAGGGTCAAAAACAACCACCAAACCATCCGTCAAATCAAAGAATTTATCCTCTTCTACATACCTACCATTTTCACAATTTATCTCCTTATTAATCCCCAAAAGATTATCCCAACCTTTTTCATTTTCAACAAAACATTTTACTGTATAAGATAAATCCTCTTTGGGACGATATACTGTTACCTCCATTCCTATAATAGGATGGATTCCTCCTTTTTGGCAAGCTAATTGGAATTTTAAAGCACCAGCCAAAGTATCACGTTCACAAAGCCCAAGATTTTTAATTCCTAAAAATTTAGCTTTATCGACCCATTCTCCATAATGACCAGAACCGTTCATAAGTTCAAATGAACCATGTACCCCAAGAAATGAATCTTCAGACCCTGAATAAGTAGTTTCCCCAATATAACGTAACTTTGTAAGTGTAACCTCTTTTTCTTTACCCACGGGAAGCCAATACCACTGAGAACCGAATTTATAAACATAATTATCAACAGACACATCCGTCAATAATTCGCCTATAAATTGAAAATTACGCATGAATAATTTTTCTGCTTTTCCTGGTTTTATAACTCCATTTTCATCAATAATATCCTGCTGTCTGGCTACTGCCAAACCATAAGTCTTTCCTCCTATTTCTACGACGTTCTCTGCAATAACTTTATATTTAATAAAGTTATCTTCTAAGTATTTTATGAGTTCTTCCATCCTATTGTGTCTGCAACTTTAAGAGTTATGTCTTCCAAATGTTTGCACCCTATATTAACGAATGCTTGAGCAAAGAATTCACTCTCGTCATCTCTTATGCTATAAAATGGAGATTTATAATTTGTAAATATCATTTTCAATTCTGGAACAACTTCAAAGCTCATTCCTAAATCCTTCGTTAAATCAAATATAGAACGGGCTTCTTCTGCATACCTTACCGAACCAAAACAGATATCCAATTTACCGCTAAATCCAGAATCTTTTAAAGAAATAGCTTCTTTATAAATTTGAGATGCGCAATAATTTGCCCAGAAAGAATTATCATATCTTCGTAAAGTTTTTCCAACATTTTCCAACAACCTGCGTCCAGTCAACTTTGAATTAGGTAAATTATTCCGCCCAATAACGAAAACCGCATGATTATCCTTCCAACGGCGATACTCCTCCTCATTTAAGGAACTTATAGGGAAACCTATAAAAGACGAAACGAATTCCCTTACACCGTCCGAAAAATCCCCAACAATGCAATGTTCAGAATTATCTATAACTGAATTTTTATAGGTGTCTTTTCCTGAACCAATGACCCCTATAATGCCTGTTACACTAATTTTCATAACTTACTCAAATTTAATTCTTTATCAACGAATGATTTTATATGTGGGAAATCTTCCCAATCATTGGAATACTTCCTGAATAATTCATGACATTTATTCCACGTTTTAATCATAGCTGGCAATGTGTTCCCCAGCTTAATTTCACGATAGACAAAAATAGCTAAATCCAAAATATCACACATCTTGAAGAGTGCATACTGCCTTTCGGTTAAATGTTCCGCTATCTTTCCATATCTCCTTATTCCTGGATTAGCATTGAGTATTTCCTCCTCTAAAGTGCGCCAACAATCAGAAGTTTTTTCATTGAAATACTTTACAGGATGAACACAATCCCCTGTAATTGTTTCCGGAATATCATGGCAAAGCACATAGTCAAAAACATTAATATCATACGCTACATCCTCTTTCGAAGCGAATATACGAAACAGCATAGCTGTCATATAAGAATGTTCTAACAGGTTATACCCCTGTAATTTACGTGTTCCGTTAAAACGTTCCACGTCTTTCATTTTCAAAATTGAACTTAATACTGTTTCCATATCACTTTGAGAATAAATCGTTTAGGTAAGGATTATTAAATTTGATTTCTTCTTCAGGAAAAGCATGTTTATAAAACATTAAAGCCCAGTCTTTCCATAAGAATCCAAATTCTTCACTTGGAGTATTCCACTCAAGATGTTCATCAATATCAATTTTAATAGGATGTTCTCTAAAATCCCGTTCAAACATCGCTACATCAGAAATTAATCTATCAAAATCTTTTAACGAATCTGGAAGTAAATATTGAAAATTATATTTACTTTTATAATCTTCTACATAATTATTATCAACAATTGCTTTTAATTGATCTAATTTATCCTCATAAACATGGAAATTATTTACAAAATGATAATACTTTCCAACTTTAACTCCCAATATGCCAGCGATATATTCTTGCATTAATGTAAAATTAAACACATTAACTGCACTCATCCCCCACCAAATATCATTACTACGCATCGTAACGGTACAATTCAATTTCCCATCAACAACCATAAATTGAATAGTCCTTGTACAAGGGATATCTTTAGTTTGCTTTAAAACATATTCATTACCATTCCAAACATAATTATCTTTAATAGGATCATGAATCGTAATACAGGCTTGACGGCTTGTTATTTCTTTCTTTAAAGTATCTATAACAAATTTCAATTGATCCGAACCAAATTTACCAATAGGCGAAGAAGAATATTTATAATCTTCTTTATCCCCATTATATCCCCTCAATCTGGGTCCATATCCAGCCCTCATGTATTTTCCATCATCTGAAAAATTCAAAAGATTTTTTACATAATGATATGGCATCTTCATATCATTAATACCTTGTGCAAGCCAAAGGCTTTCTACCCAACCCAAATATTTATTCCATTTACGTTCGGGAATAGTGCAATATCTATCAGTAGGGTGAGTTATACACAGTAGCATAGGATATGGAAGCTCCAAACACCTAAATCCACGAGTTCCACGAAAAATTCCTTCTTCCAATAAAGCCTTTCCGGTAACGAGTAATGCTTGATTTAAATTTTCAACTATAAACATCTTTATTTGACTATTTATTATTTAATACAAATGTAGTAAGTGTATTTGTAATTAGCAAACTTTTTAACTATAATATTAAATGTTAATAATAAGGCCGCTTAAAAAGCAGCCTATTATTTTGTATGATTAATCAAACAAATTAGTAAAACCTCATTTTTCAGGCATCACAATATTCCATTTAGGTGGAAATACAAAATCAATTTCTTTCTTACTCGGAGTAAATGTATTCTTTATGCGTTCATTCTTTTTTGAAAACCTATTTCCGATTCCTTTACTATACTTGGAAGTTTCACAAAAACAATTTTGTAAATCAATCAAAGTAGGCATCCGTCCGGGCAAAGGAATGAACTCTTTTCCAGGGTGATTTTTTTGCCACTCCGCAAGCAATTCCTCAAGATTTTCATGTACCCATTTTATAACAGCTACATAATCAATCCGACCTTTACGGTTTGTCTTCCCTTCAAAATCAAATGTCCACTCTATCCCTCTCTTTGCTCCTGGTCCAGCTACAATAAAATCATTCTCGCTAAAATCAAACAAAGGGCTATACATAAAATCAAATACATATTGTTGGGATGTAAAGTCCCCATATATATCCAAAGAATGGAGTAAATTATACAATTCCAATGGACTTTTTGCTGAAAGCAATGTATTTACAAACCCATTTTCAAATATTTCCTTTTTGAAGATATCCAAATGTGCTCTATACTTTGACCAACCTTGAATATAAGAATACTTTGGCATCTGGTAGAAACAGCAATTTATAACATAGGCATTGCCATAGACAGGCTCTTTCTGAACCATTTCGTCCAATACTTTAACAATAGCTTCAAAATCTGTCTCTAAAGTAATATCGCCTAATTCAGTTTGTAAGCGTTCCCACGTTTCAATCTTGTTAAAATGCTTAAACAACAGAATACGGAAAAACATGTCCTCTCTGGAGTATTCCTTTCCATTGTAAATAACATTTCCTATTAAATACTGGCTTACTCGGTCTAATGCACGGTAAACATTTGTAAATTTGAATTCCCTAAAAATAGGGTCATCAGTTAATGGAAAAGGCACATGGAAATATCTTTTCCAGAATATCTCCATGCGCTCAACCATAAAATTCAGATAATACTGAAAATTTTCATTTGGTTTGAAATTCATAATCCCATGTGTTTAATGACCACGGAAGTCCGTACCCAAAAGATTTTATCTTCGCCTGCCTTGCAGATAATTTCTTCCACTCCACGAGAACTCTTGTAGCAGAATTGAGAAATTACGGCTTTTACTTCTACTTTTTTGCGAATGAACCGAACTTCATCTCCTGCCTGAAGCTTCGTAACTTTGGAAGCCTGCATATAAACAGGGTGGTACTTTTCCAGGCCGTTTTTAATTACTTTTTCTTTTTGAACTTTTTCCTTTTTAGCCTTTGGTTCTTTTTGAACAGGAACTTCTTCCTGCACATTTTTGTCTTCCATTTCAAAAGGTTTTTCCTGCTCTTCATCGTAAGCGTAACCTTTAACCTCCTCGGCGACAGACATTACTCCTCTTTTTTGAAGAATGCTGGCGATTACTTCTTTTTCTACTTCAGAAGTAGACTTTTTGAATTTGTTCTGCAGAAGCTGAGTGTTGTACCCTTTGAACTTCTTTTCCATTTCTTGCTTTTCCATGGTTTCAAAATTTTTGTTTGTTATACTAATTTTTATTGCCTTAACTTGACATTACAAATGTAGTAAGTGTATTTGTATTGCGCAAGACTTTTTCAAAAAATTTTGAAACTTTAACATTTTCATAATGAAAAACTCATCTTAGAATATCCTCTATTCATGTTTAAAAGCAAAAGTTTTTTTATCCCCCGTTCCAAACCATTGCGCGTTGGCTTTGGCAATAAATTCTCTGGTAGGTTCACCTGTTTCATAACCTCCATAAATACCGCATTCTTCTCCCCTTATTAATCTTTCATATTCTTGTGCGATATACTTATATTCAAACAAAGAAAGCAATTCATAATTATTATGAACTATCTCGTCATATTTTTCCCTACTTATGTCCATCAATTCATTAATGCTTTCTGCAAACTGTTTAGGGGTTGCGTCATAAGGTATCATCCAATAATTGATTCCAGCCTGAAAAACTTCTCCATTTCCTTCCTCATTATTTGAAAGACCCAAATTACGAGCAATAGGAACAATACCGTGCATAATACTCTCAATCAAAGTCCTTGAAAAATGAGAACCCAATGTTTTATTCACCTTATACCATGCTGTATCTATAAAGAATGCAGTATCTCCAAATATAATGTCCCTTTCTTGTTGGTTTACCCAGAATACATCTTCCACTCTGCCTGTAGATTTTGCCAAAGGTAAAATCTGTTTACCTATGTTTTCCTCCAAACAATCTGGATCAGAAGCGCGGTTCACCATATATTTATCTTTAGGCTTGAACTTTGCTTCCATGTATCTCTTTTCAATTCCAGAACCACCCAAAACTACGAATGTATCATCCCTTAAATATGGAATAGCACGAATAAGGTCATCCACATGTTTAGAAGCCTTCCAATTTTGAAGCGAGAATATGATCCCTGTTTTCTTAATATTATCAAAATTGGTCTTACCGAAATTCACCGTTGATAAATCCTGTGGATTGAATATCATTACCCGAGGAACAGGTAACACCGAACATGAATTATAGGAAGCTGGATGAACAGTAATAAGCCTATCAAAATATTTTGAAATATGGTACTGCCATGCACTATTCCCACGTAAATTAGCATCATGAACCATCCCAATATTAACAGGGTTAGAAAGATTCAATAGTTCCGGCCAATCGGTATCTGTCAATATTTCTTTCTGCTTAAACCAAAATGGAGTATGCCAAAAGACAGCATCATATCCCTCTAATTTTTCTTTTAAGCGAAGTTTCTGTTCCTTTGTTTTAAAACCTACAAAACCCTCAACCCATCCTGCTTCCGGCTCATATAGGAGACCTGTACCACATCCTCGTTCCAAATTCACATGTTTCCCTTGCTTAATTAGGAAATTCACATCTCCAGATTTCTCTCTAAAATGTTCTCCATACTTTAGCAAAAAGAAATCAACCGTATGCCCCAACTCCTTTAATCCACGGATAGCAAGTTCCGCATGTTGAGGAAATCCACCCATTGGATCAGCAGAATGAACTATATAAGCTATTTTTAAATTAGCTTTCTTGCAAGTTTTCATATCAAAATCTTTTTCTTAATTCGCTCGTACTATAATTATGCTTGCGCTCATTATAGATTATTTCAATCCCTTCTATATGTTTTCCTGTGTGTTCCTTATCCTTATATTCTTCCCCAACAAACCGTCTGTCAGGTTTTATCATAAGTAACATATTTTCCAAATCTTCTTCGGTATCAAACGGGATAATCATATCAATTCCTTTTACAGCCTGCAATTGAACATAACGTTCGTACATGCTTTGCACGGGTTTATTCTTTAGGTTTGGCCTGCTAATTGTAGGATCAGTCAATAACCCTACAATCAAAAAATCACACATAGAACGGGCTTCTTCCAGCATTGCAATATGTCCAGCGTGAAGCAAATCAAATGTGCTTGCGGTAAAACCAATGCACACCCCTTTATTTTTCAATTCTTTTATTTTTTCAAACATGATAATCCTTTGTTTATAAATTCTTCTACTTTTACTTTTTCGCTTTCAGGTGCATACTTATACGTACGAATAGCTTCTGAAATTTCTAAAACATTCATAATCTCCTTTTGTGGAAGAATATATGAAAAATTCAGATACTCATCAAAAATATTTAATAGCGAAATTTTGTCTTCTCTTAAAAGTGAATATCTAAATTTTGCCACATCTAAAAGATAAGAATGATAAGCATTTTCTTCAAAAATTGGGTCAATCAAATACAGTTCGTTTTCCGTTCCCAATATATTATGTATAGAAAAATCCCCATGACATTCGGTTGAGTATAAATCCATAAAGTCCTGTATATTACAAAGTGCTGGAATTATACTATGAAATTTATTATTAAACTGGCAATGATTTTCAATCCTCTCAATGTATGAAGAAAACCCAATATTATAACAATCTTTTCTATATCTAAAGAATTGTAAGGACTCAATCACCTTTTTACAAAAATCGTCCGGAAACAGGTCTTGACTCCTAACGAACTCCATGCAAATAGTTTCTCCAATCAAAGAATAAATAGTGGGAACCTTGAACGGGCATTTTTCATCAACTGCATACTTACTATACCATTTGATAGTATTAATAGCATTACGATCTTGTTTATAAACCTTCCCGTCTCGTAATTCCACCATAGAACCAGACCAGCCACCTCCCAAAGGTACAACCTGTAAATCTACAAATTGTTTAGGGGTAAGGTTTTTATCATCCACATAATAAGTCGCTAAATACTTCTCAAATAATAGTTTATGATATTTTACTCCATGAGCCTGCAACCATTTTTCAATAATGGTACGATATTTTTTATCTGCCTTTTCCCAATCCCCATTGCAAGAAAGCTGCCCTCGTGCCGTCAATAACCAAATTTCCCACCCTAAATCATACAGGTAATTAATTTTATCAATTACTTCCTGTATAGGTTCAGAATTTTCCCAATTACGGTCTAAAGTCCGGCAAATGGTATCATCAATATCGCAAATGATCCTCTTGTTATACATTCTCAAACCTTTTTAATACTTCTCTCCTTACTTTTAAATGATAGCAGGCTTCTCTCCCGTTTACATCTACCAAGATTATTTCAATTTCCTCTCCTCCATCGTCATCGTAAACAATACCTCGAGAAACTATATTCCCCGTTTTCCATTCCACTACCTCTCCAATTTCATATCTTTCCATCTGTAAGTATATTTAAATTTGACATTACAAATATATTTAGTGTATTTGTATTGTGCAAATTTTTAACATAAAAAAGAGGGAAATAAATCCCTCTTTTAATTAGGCTTTGCCTGTGGAACCAAAACCTCCAGACCCTCTTTCAGTTTCATCCAAACTTTCCACCTGTTCAAATTCAACGGTTTCATGTTTAGCAATCACCATCTGAGCAATACGATCTCCATTGGATACTGTGAAGCTTTCTTCTCCGTGGTTTATTAAGATAACACCTATATCTCCAATATAATCAGAATCCACAGTGCCTGGAGAATTCAATACAGTAACTCCCTTTTTAAGGGCAAGTCCAGAACGAGGTCGAATCTGTGCCTCATAACCATCAGGTAATGATATTTTTAAACCAGTAGAAATCAGCTTTCTTTCTCCCGGAGCTATAACTACATCCTCCTGTAAATTTGCACGTAAATCCATACCCGCTGAACCTTTAGTCGCATAAGTAGGAAGTTCATTGTTCGAAGTGTTTACAATTCTTAATTTTTTCATAACTTAAATAATTGATTATTAAATCCCTATAAAAATATACTAATTTACTTTCCAATAAAACCACCTGATTATCAGGATCATTTACTTCAACCACATGTTCACTTTCATCCTCTTTTAGGATAATATGCGTTCCTTCTTTTAACAGATAGAAATTATCCCAAAACTTTATCTTTTCATCTTTAGGTGTGCCTGCATACGTCAAATTAGGAAAACCACTCTTTTTTAAAAACTTGTTTTCATAAAAGTTAATGAAATTTTCCTTTGAATCAAATATCGTATCTAAAGCAAACCGTTTACCCATAGAAATGATCTTTTCCCTTTTCTTCCTCGCGATATCGTCATTTATATGTCGATATGGTTCAGAATAAATAATGGAACGCACTACATAGGAAAAAAACTCCATTTGCAGTCGTTTTAAATATTTTGGCGTTGGTAAATCCCTCGTTTTCATAGTCGGTCGGTATAAAATTCAATCGGTGTTTTCAAATCCTGCATCACCCTGTCAAAATATTCCAGGGTCATATTTCCAGGGTCAATTCCTTCATCTGGAATAAAGGCTATCTCCGTATTAAAGTATTTAGAAAGGCGCAACCCGTTATCCTTTGATTCCTTCACAGTCCCATAATCATACATCAAAATAACGTTTTCTATCCCTTTTTCCTTCAACCATCTCATTTGAATATTACTTACTGAATTACCAAATGTAAAACAGCAAGCCAACGATTTATCCACATCCAAATGAAGTATCCTGTCTATATTTACCTTATCAAATATTCCTTCGACCAAAATAACAGTTCTACAGCCTGTAGGGATCAAGTCATAACCTCCTACTAACTTTGTGAAATCATTCTCACTATTTCGGTAACGTAAAGCAAGTTCTCCTACTCCATTCTTATAATCCTCTAAATTCTGTTTATGCCATTCCTTACTATACCTACTGCGAGCCAACCATGCAACGACTTTTCCTCCATGCTTTATTTTAAAGATTATATAATTATTCAACCTTTTTTCCAATGCAGATTTCGTATAGCTTGGTTCAAATTCTTTATAGTGAAAATCCATGAATCCACGACCATCTAAATACTCGTCTTTTTGGAGAGGTTTCAGCCTCAGAGGTAAACTTACTTCTTCGGGTAATACTAACCCATCATCATAATTCTTTTCGTAAACGAGAGGGACTAATTTGGACTCTAACGAACTTTCATACTTTACCTGTGCCAAATCCAATCGGTCTATCGCTTTGAGGTAATTGTATAATGAGGTCTTATTGGCGCATTTCCAGCAATGGAAAATACCGCTTTTTTCTTCTGTAAAGATAACTCCCCATTTTCCCTTCTTACCACAAAAAGGACATTCGTCCTTATTGGAGAACCAGCCTTGATTTCCAAAAGGCTTCAGTCTTAATGCAGATATTACTTCTTCTTTATCAATTTGTGTCATACCTGCTCTACTACTTCGTTTTTCTTAGATTTCTTTTCTTTTTTTACTCCCCCTACAAAAGTAGATTCTCCAAGATTTAATGTTTCTATTTTATCATAAAAACGTCCATGGTCAAAATCAGTTACTATCTTCACAGTCAATCCTTGGGCTTGGTAATCACGAGCCTTATCCCAAAATATACGTAATAGATTCTGTTTGGCTTCCAACAAAGTTCTATTACCAGTAAACACAAACGAAAAAGGTTTAACCAATGTTCGGTCTCCTTCTGTATAGCTTCTGTCAATTACTTTATCAGGATCATTCCAAATTTCCATAGGAACATCCCCTGTTTGTGTAGCAAGAGAAATCGCAAGTTTGAATTCGACAGCAATATTTTTGAGTAATTGAGCACACTTCTGTAACTTGTATTTTATATAGGCCGGATCATTATCTAACTTATTATTCATACCTGTTTTTAGCAGGTCTAAAGAGTCAATTACTACATGCTTCGGTTTATGTCCGTGTATCTTTTCATATTCAAGAATCAAATTTCGTACATCTAAAACACTTGGCTCCCCAAACTTCTCAAAAGAATAAACCTCTAACTCTCTCCCCCAATGTTCCATCTCATTTAGGGTACGGTTAATCTTTTTCCAATCTTCTTCGCTTATGTTTCCCCGAACAATATTCCGATAGCTTTGGTGAGTCCAAATTTGGCTATACTTGTTATATGCGCTCAAGGCACTACCCTCCAACTGAATATGAAGAGTAGGAATTCCCAGCAAACAGGAATTCATCCCAACCCATCTCAAAACTGTGGATTTACCTACACCGCTTCGCATTATCCATAAAGCCAAATCCCCGATTTCTGTGTCCATCCCCCCATTGGAAAGTTCATCCAGAGCGTCAATTCCAAAAGGAACTTTCAACCCCGTAACTTCCTCAATTACGGTATGTCTATTCCGTTCATAGATTTCCTTAAAATCTTTGAAAACGTGCATAAACTTACCGCCTGCGTCTCTTAAAGAAAGTGAAAGAATGCGTTTGCTTTCGTCCGCATTTAATTGTATAGACTCTTCCTTTTTTCCACTTTCATATAAATCATGGACACGCTTACTTAAAATCTGAAACTCAGTATCTTTTATGTAGTTTTCTAATTGATCGATTATGATTTCCGCATCAACAAGTTCCGCATTCTTTATTTCCGTTACTGCTTGTTGAATAGATTCATTATCATCAAATTTCTGAGCAATGACACCTAACGATGGTAATTTAGAAGTCCTTTCAAACTGCTCAAAGCAATCCCTCAATATAAATTTATAGCCTGATAACTCTTTAGGAATCAGCGTATAATTCAAATGTTTTTTACAAATTTCCATAATTGGCCGGCTTCCAAACATAAGTTTGAATAACTCAGCCATGAAATTAGGATTCAATTTAGTTCCCATATCCTCAAAATATTATACCCAGTCAACCCGGAATTCTACCATATTATTTCTCAATTCAGTTATTGCAAAGAAAGAAGACATGACCATATCGTCATGACCTGAAACAGATTCTAATGAATCCTTGTCGCTACGGAACGCAATTGAATTGAATTCCCCGAACAAAGCATCCACTTTATCTTTAGTATCAAATACCTTTGAATAAGGTATTCTAATTACACCACGTTCAAATAAAGCGGCCAAAGACGGCAAGCCGTCCCTCAGGTTTTTCTTATTTGAAGACGTGGTCGTAAACTCTTTTATATTTTTCATTCCATTTTCCCGTGCTAAATCAGCAAGAATAGATTGGAATCCATTGTTTTCAAACACTATGACAGACGGTTTAAACATTCTGTCGAGGGTCATTATTCTGCTCAATTGCTCGTTATGAGAAAGCCCTTTTGCCCTAAATATATGCAACAGATAATAACTGTGCATAGCATCAATTCCCCATACAGAAAATACAGTATAGTCCGCACCTACATTTCCAGAACGAGCAAAGTCACAACCGATAACAATACGTTGCATCTTTATAGGGAATGAATCTACGTTTTCCACAAAATTGATATTCTCCATCCCAGCGGTGGAACGCATCAAAATTTCATAAGGGAAAATAGTAGAATCATCGCTAATAGGAACAACAAGATATTCTCGAGCAAAAACCAAAGTACCCAAAGACTCACGTTCTGCCATAAGTTTTTCAAACGTGAATCTATCTGGAGAAAGCAATCTACCATCTGGAAATATTGCGGGGTATTCAAAGACGGCAAATCCGCTTTCTGGTTTTTTCAGTTCATAATAAAGGTCTCGCTCTTGGTATGGTGTTCCAGAAACAAGATTGAACCCATAAGGCTCAACAATAGGATTGATAGCTCCTTTGAAAATATTGAGTAGCTTCTCCCGCTGTTCTGCTGAATAAATAGAACTATCATCTGGAAGGTCGTCATTAACGACGGCTCCTACGTGCAAGCCACGAATAAATCCTTCTTTACCACGCATGTGAATCTTGCTTCCTGTTTCAGAAACAACACTCTCAGCGTTTAATGTGGCTTTACCGTTTGGATTTATTTTTTGTGATAAAATTTCATTACAACTTATCTCCTCCACTATCTTTCCTATATTCAAGCGTCCGAGAGTAGCTGTATTTGAAATCAATGCTGTTTCTTTCCTGTTTTTGTTGTCAATATCTTCTTGAACAAAGAAATCAGGCCTGTCGTAACTATATACCCTCCATAGAGGAAAAGCAAAAGAAAATTCATACGTTTTCCCGTGAGATCTGGATGCCAAAAACGCTGACTTTGGAAATAGCTGTATCAAATTTCCCCATTCCAAATTACGCCAACCCTGATGGAAATTAGGTAATACAGTAGTTTTGAAATAATTATAAGAAAACTTCTTTAATGAAATGTCCATGGAAGTCTTTACGTCTTCCAAATAATCCAAATCTCTACTGTCCAGCGTTGAATTTAAAGAATAAACGTTGGCGGTTTGCAAGGTGATTTCCCTCACCATTTTGTCCACATCTCCAGAAAATCCATTCAACAACTGTTCCAAGGCTTTTCCTGGAAGTCGTTCAATTATTTCCTGAACAGTATTGATAATCAATTCCCCCTGCTGAGGGGAATATGTAGACAAAATAGAAGCCATAACTTAAATCTTAAAATGATCTCTAAGTCTGGACTGAACTATACCTGCTGCTTCTTTACCAGAACCACGCATATTCTTAATGAATTCTATCATCAATAAAGCGTTGGCACGGGTATCAGCTAATGCTCGGTGAGCTTCTTGCAAATCAATCCCATATTTAAGGCAACAGGTTGAAAGTTTGTAGTTTTCAGATTCCAACATGGAAAAATACGCAAGTTTCTGAGTATCTTCAACCCACTTGACAAAATCATAAATATTTTCATTGAAATAGGTGAACATATTTTCAAAAAACGGCATATCAAACCCTGTGAAATTGTGTCCGCAAAGTATAGCCTTTTGACGAGGATTCTTATATTTTGTAAGATAAGATTTTATCGTTTTATACACATCCTTTAACTGTGATCCGCTTTCTTCCAATATCTTTTTCGAAAGGCCATTTACTTCAACTGCTTTAGGGTCATAGATCAATCCCTCTTTATAGGGTGCTATTGTGGCTGAATATTCATCCACTATTTTTAACTCTTCGCAGTCAATAACGACCATAGCTACTTCAGAAAGAGCTATATCGTCAAAGGCTTTTTTATTGGAATCTGGCAATCCACCAGTTTCAGTATCTGCGACGCAAATATACTTTACAGACGTTTTCATAATATTAAATGGTTTACTTTTTTCTTTTTCTTACAATCTTTGCCTTTTCCTCTAACAAGGAATAGAGTTTTAAATACTGATTTGCCTTTTCCCTCTTTATAATGTTACATCCCATGTGATAAGGGATATATCCACGTTTGGCATAACGTACAATATCATTAGTGGTTACAGGATTTCCTCCACGCTTTTTGAAGGTTTCACTATGCTTGTTTAAATAATCCCGTATTCCTACCAGCGTAACATTCTCAATTAATTTTCGTTCAGTTGACATAATCCAAAATAATAATCTAAAATTAACATATCATTATCTCGGAGCGTTGAGTCGGAATAATAAAGTTTAGTAGGTGGTAAAAGCACATCTCCAGTTTCTTGAATTCCAAAATTCAAATAAATACAATACGTATTCCCTGTAAAATCCTCTTCCGTTTCTTTTGTGTATGACAAAATCATTGCCAGTCGTATCCTTAATTTAGAGAGGTCATTGAATTTGATCCAAAGCACTTTCTTTGCTTTCTCTGCCATAATCCTTATTATTTTTACAAAGGTACTAACTGTATTTGTAATTAGCAAACTTTTTAACCTAAATCTTCTCTATCCCCAAATTCATACTTTTGATGACAAGTAAAGCACACTAATTCAACATTCTTTTTAACCAAACGTAATTCAGGATAAGCTCCTTTTGATTTCTTATGACTGAAAAATGCTGTATGCGGGATATCTCCTAAAGGACGGCCACATTTTACACAAACATGAGGACGTTCTTGCCATATTTCCAAAAACATTTCTCTTTCCCCTGTTTTCTTTATTTTAGGTTTGGTATTACTTCTCCGTTCCCTATATACCTGTTCTCTTGTTTTTCCCTTATGATTATTTTTAAACACACAATCCGGACAAAGCCATTTCGTTCTATTTTGAATAAAATGATTTTTCCCGCATTGGCTACACGGCTTTTCTTCCCATTTCATACCATCTGGCTTGATGAATTTTCCTTCTGGAATATAAGGATAATTACAACTTTTAATAATTAAAATCTCTTTACAGCCATCTATTCTTACAAGAAAATAGTTCGTACCAACGTATTCTATAAAACCACTTACTCCAATATATTCGGAGCCAGTTATTCCTCGTATATGTAAATCTTTACATATCATCCCGACACAAGGAATAAAGGCATTATCTTTCATTGCAATAACTTTTATAAATACATTTTTTACATAAACTATTTTTTATATCAAACAAATGACCTCCGAAACTCAGGCAATATAAATATCCTCTTTCTGTCCCATAAAACATACTCCTCTGAGAGTCTTTATATTCCTCCCCCATTTTATAAGGGGGTTCTTCTTCATTTTGTATATTATACTTTCTTTTGAAATCATGCAAGTAAAAGAGTTCCTGAGTACTTGCATTTGCATACCTATTTAAAATTTTTGGTCCAAAAATCCAACTCAGACTGAACTTATCCAGATTTCTCGTTTCCCCCAAACAAAAAAAGCCATAAACAACAAAATCCCTTACTTTACCTGGAGATAGTTCTGGAAGGGATTCTAAAGTTTTTGTTATGGATTTTAAATTACGAGGGGTTTTTCGGAATACATGGTTTGTATTTGGGAAAAACTTTTCCAAACATTCATTATAGGTAGAAATAGCCACCTGTAAAGGTTCTTCCGTAACCTGCATATTTTTAATCTAATACTTCCATATACCAATAAGCTTCATTTGGGAACTTATCAGCAAATTTATCTAAATCATAAGCCCCAAGAAATTCCATTTCCTCATCGGTAAAAACAATATTTGCCTTCCAACTATCCCCTTTATAAGGTTTACGCCTCATTAACTCATCAAATAATTTTTGATTTTCAGGGATACGTGGGGTGTACCAATACCCCTCATGGTTTTGTTTCCAAACACCTACTTTTTTCTTTTCCATGGTTTTTACTTTTTATAATTATACTTTAATTCTGGTTTTGCGTTGCTGGTATCAAATCTTTGAATAGAAACTACATTTTCCGGTATATTTTGAATTAGTTTTTCAAAAGTATTTGAAAATTTATTATAGGCTTCCTGTATAAATTCACGATGAACATATCTTCCTGTACGTTTTCCGCGGCTTTCCATACGCCTAATAGCTTCATTCATATTAGGCAATTGTACGGCAACTATTTTCACATTATAACCTCGCTCACCAAAATCACGAACAGTTTTTGAAAGTTTATCATAATCCACAAACGTTTTATCCAATATAAAATCAGTACCCAGATTTGATAATCCTTCTTTTATTTTATCGGCAATATAACTTCCTTCTTTGTGGACTTTTTGAGAAGCTGATTTTGGATATATTTTCCTATATCTTTCAAAATCATCTTTTAATTCTTCTGTTTTGATATCATCCGGATCTACAACTATATCGTCATTCAAATCACCTCTTTCTATCAAATACTTTCTAACAGTTCCTTTACCATTAGCGGGGGCTCCCATCATTAAAGTAACGGTTGGAGTATCACTTACTTGTTTTACTTTATTCAAATATTTACGAATAATAGGCTTGTGAACTTTTTCAACACGTTCCTTATCCCAACTTCCGTTTTTAAAATATTTTTCTTCAGTGGAAAGTTTATCTTCAGCAGTATGTCCGTAGTGCATACCTACACGATGCAAACGACGGTTCTCGGGATTATCCTTATAAATGCCAGAACGTGACTTTTCAATCAATCCAAGATAAGTTTCAAACAAATCATTATTACCAAGACTTTTAGCTAACATAGCTTTCCTTGCTAAATTTTTTAATATAATTTCTTGTTCAAATCTTTCCATACCAATTACAAATGTAGTTAGTGTATTTGTATTGTGCAAATTTTAATCCCAAAAAATGTTTAGATTAACATTATCCTCCGTATTCTGTACTTTCTTCTTATACCTTTTACCTAAAGTAAAGGCAGGATCTATTTCCGCAACATCATTATATTCTTCCATTGCAGCATCGAGGTCTAACGAACGGCAAATCCATAACCCCACTTGCTGTCCTGGTTGCATATCTCCTATAATCGCTGGAGATTGCTCTGTAAGAGAAACAAATGTTCCGTACATAGGTTTTGAATAAATAGTTTCTGTCCGTTCCATCACATCATTACCATCACTATCCTTTGTGGGAATAACGGCGGCTAATTGATAAATACATTGTGTCGGCATTGGGAATGAAAAGAACAACCTGACATTTGCAGCCACAACGTCCAATTCATTCTTCATCATTATTGCAATATATTGACTTCTATTCTGTTTCAAAGAAAGCAAAGAAATATCTCCGAACAGATTATTCATCTCGTCATTTCTAACGAAAGTAGAAGATCTATACCCACCCAACGAAAGTCCTATGTTTTGTTGGGCTGTATCTTGATATGAGCTTACTGTGTAATATAATTTCATGGGTTTTCTGGTTGTAAGATATATCCATATAATACGTAATAAGTAGCTGCCTGGAAACCATTTGCCTCAAAGACTAAATACTGAACAATCTGTTCTTCTTGTGTTCCGGGGTTTATTACTTCACTTTGCGGAGGCATTACTTCTGAAATAGGAACCTGAGTATCACCATCCATATAATAAACCCTCAACAGTTTCAATTGACCCTGCGTTGCATTTTCCGGATCAAAATTACCAAGAGGACTTCCTCCTGTTCCAGTAAGATACATAGCCACGTCAAAACGTTTCGTGTATTCTTCTTTAGTTACCGAAAGAGATAATTGGTCTTCAAATACCCAATTATCAGGTCCAGTTCCGTGTTCCCTGATACAAGCCGCCGCACCTAATATAGCAGGCCATTCAGTAGGAGTGATTTGTCCCGATCCTCCTTGTGAATTTATTATAGCATTGAACGGGTTCTCCAAATAATAACCTGTATAAGTTTCATTTGCCTGCACATTTGAAATTGTCATTCCTGGATTCACATTACTCCCTCCGCTGGCTGGAATCCAATATTTTAAAGTATAAGCGGGTTCTGAATTTGGATCAGTAGGTGCAGTAGTAGAACCACCAGCAGGAACAGCTCTATTCCGCGTAGTCCCATCTCTGAATACGAAACTTATCAGATAAGACGTGTCAAGGCTATTAAAACCACCAGCAGGAGTATCCGCACAAGCATACGAAGATGAAGCTGTAGAAGAAGCATACGAAGATGAATAAGCATTAGCCACAGAATCGGCTCCTACTACAGAACATTGCTGAACTTTCTTACATCCAGAATATCCCAATCCCGAAATACTTCCTTCAGTAGACATAAATGCTACACATCCGATAACTACCGTGCAATTATTGAAACATACAGCCGAAGCGGAACGGCCTACTATGGAAGCCGTACAATTGAACAAATAATTACAATCACTATAAGCATTTCCACTCGTTACCGAAGCACGGCATAATGTAAGGTGTTCACAACCTACAAACCCTCTGTTCGCAACACATCCCTCAAGATAATCACATTCATAAAAACTGCTATTCGTTTTACAGTCATGTAAATGATTTATATTATGAAAAGCATAACGTCCTGATTGCATAGTAACAACCATATTTTTTATCAAAATATCACGGGCATTACTACTCCATATTCCGGAACCATTTGTTCCGATATTGCTAATAATTATTTCAACATTAGCGGCGCAATCAATTCTTTGAACAAAATTGCTTATCTGTAAACCATCTCCGCTCCCTGTTCCTGCAAAAGAATAAACACCTGCTTTTATAAAAACACTCCGAGCCTCGGTAGTGGAAAGCAAAGCAAGTTTTTCATTTGAATCAATCACCAAATCATACAATTTAGCACTCTCGTTCAAATGTTCATATCCTACTGCTCCATCTGCAATAGAAGTATTTCCTACTGCTCCAGGGGCTATCTTTGGATTCGTAACAGAAGCATCCTTTAAAGCTCTTGAACCAACAGAATTATCCGCTAATTTCTCCTCATCTACTGCTCCAGGAGCTATCCGAGGATTAGGGTAAGTACCAGTCAAATCTCCTCCAGCCGTACCCCCTATGCTTTGGAAAGCCCAATATTGACCATCTACCAAAGTACCATCCGTATCATAGAAAGTGAATCCTCGTGCATCCGTTATGCTAATAACATTATTAACATTTCTGACCACAGCCAAAACGAACATATTCTGGTCTACGATCCCTTGAGGCAAAGGAGGAACTATAGGAGAAGTTACCGTCGCTTTTGTCAAGTAAATTCGGTAACGGTCATAAAAATAAAGCCCTCCCAACTGCTCGTCTGTAAATTCATAAGTAAGTGGTAAACTACCAAGAACAATCATCCGTAAATTTTCTTCTCTTACGAATGTTTGATTCGTTGTTAATTGGATGCTGGTAACGACGCCATCGGTATCCGCTGCTCCCAAACTTACCACTTCATAAATTCCATTATTCTGAGCATCAGTAATTACTCCATCAGATTCCTTTACAAAACGAACCATAGAAGGAACACTACCAGATTGACCTCTTACTATTTTACTGAAATCTATATTACCGCTTGCATTTACAGAACCATCAGGATTTACTTCTACAAATCCGTCTTCATACCGTACTTCCTGAGGTTGAATTCGTACATAATAATACGCTCCATCATTAGGAATAAGGATATTATCCTGCTTACTTAATATTTCAATTATATTCTTGCTCTTTGTGGCAATAACTCCGGGATTAACTGCTATATATTGAGGTTGTGAACCCTGTACTACCTTACAGGATTCTCCTGTTCCGCTATCCACTATTCCAAAATGTAAGGTCGAACCCAAAATCATTTTAGAAAAGGAATCACTCAATAGAAAATCCTGGAATTTTACTAATTCCTCTTTTTCTAAGAATATATTTCTACTAAAATTTAACCGACTGCTCATGTATTTATTCTTTAATTTTTATCAAATAACTCCATCACAAATATATCCTGAATCTTGAGATACTCCAGAACCACTCCACCCTTCAATACTACCAGAAACATTATCAGGATTTCGCATATAAACACCTCCACCCAAATTTTCAACTAACAAATAACTCGTCACATTGTCTTCTATTACTCCATTAACTTCACACGTATCAAAATCACCATCGTTTCGTAATAAAAGAAAATTTCCTTCAATTTGAGTAGGAACTGGTGCTCCATAAAAATTCAATCTCCATTGAGTAGAATCACCCATAGAAGGATCTACCGGCATAAGAGAAGAAACATGTACTGTATAATGAATTAATTCTCTCTTCAATTGTGATATAGTGGTGGTGAGAGGAGTTGTCATATCGTACAACTGCATTGTTACCGCAAAAGATCTTCCAGCAGTAGTAGAAGGATTTTGAGCAACTGTAACCAATATTCGGATATCATACACCCAAGTTGCTCCGGGGTCTCCAGGAATAGGGGTTCCTGGAGTAAAATTAGTCCAAGTATTGGTTCCATCTCTCTTACTGTATTGACATTGGTAAGCAGGAGTGTACCCTCCCGAAGCCCCTATAGAAATGGAACTAATCCCTCTGCTGTTTGTTCCTTGTTGGTCTATTTGTAAAATTACTTGCCCTCCGTTTCCACTAATCTGTGGATTCACAGAAGCAGGAAGCCATGCTGCGGAAGTTGGCATAGAGTCTTCGTAAATAGTATATTCGTCTGAAGCCGCATTATTGCCAGCAACCCCCCGGATAACATTAGAACGTTCCAACCTACCAGCATTTATTCCAGCAGAAATACTTACAGCAGAATCCCCACTGCCGCTCATAGGTGAAATAGATAACATACTCAATCCAGCCATATTTACAAATTAATTACAAATGTACTAAATGTATTTTTAAGAAACAACAGAAAGCTCCCACGTTGTATTACAACTTATCGACACCGTTACGGCGGGAGTTCCACTATATGTCAGGCGACCAGATTTCGGAGTGAAAGAGAACGATATATCTCCTGCTGTCTGCGTAATGGTTACAGTAGCAACCACTCCTCCGTCTTTAGTCGTTACTTTTATCTGAACGGTTCTTTCACTTATCGTATAATTAGCTCCTATACTAAGAGGAACAGTCGCTTCAAATGCTTCTGAAGCACCTAAATCTGTACTCAAATATCCATCATTAGTAACTGAAGCGATAGTCGTTCCTGTCGTTAATCCCCTTACCGAAAAAGTTCCTGGAATAGTAACAGGCAATGTTCCTCCAGAAACAACCTGAAAATTCAACCCTTTCGCATTAGATACAGCGATAAGATTCAAGGTTCCTCCGGCCTTACCTATTGAATAAGAAGGAGAACCAAAAGTAACATACTCGGCTTTTGCTGTTTGAGTTATCGTCAAAGTTTTAACTACTGATGCTCCACCTGTAGTCGTTGTTACAGTCACCGTTCCAGTACGATTAACTCGTCCATTATAAGGATTCACGTTTACAGTAATAGTCTTATTTCCTGTTCCACTGTTCGCACTGACTTGAATCCAGCTTGAATCAGAAGCCACAATACTATAAGAAGCATTTGAACTTATCTGTAAATTCTGAGCTCCTGCCGAAGTAGCTGCAAAGGTCATTGCCGAAGGACTTATCGTCAGTGTGGCTGCTCCTGCTAACTGATTGATAGCAATCCTAACTGACAACCCTGTATTACCAACAACAGCAACAGTTAAAGTATTTTGCCTCTGAATAATCGTTCCATTTGCTGTATATGGTAATGCGATTTTCCACGTAAAAGGTCCTTTTAATCCAGGGTCTCCAGTAATTGCAGAACCAATAGGGACAGTAATTGCAGAACCACTTTCTGGGGTTACTGTGTAATTTGCAGGCAAAGAAAGGAAAGAACTGGAGGGCAAAGTAAAGACTAATTGTGCCGCATTGCTTCTCCCCGAAACTTCAAGAGTTCCGGCTGCTGCATTGACTTGATAAGTAAAATTATTAGCCTTTAAGAATTCATTTCCTGCATCTTGGTATAATGTATATTGATCTGTCGCTACATTAACCCCGCTTCCGGCTGTTCCTTTTATTATTTGACTCCGCTCTCCTCTCCCCTGATATTCGGCGGCGGTACTTACAGAAACACTTGCATCTCCCGTACCGCTTATTTGACTAAATTGAGCCCATCCTAAATTTTCTGCCATGATATATTAATTACCTAAAGTTAGTACCCAGTTTTTATTAGTTTGTATTTCATTTACTACAGGAGGAGTTCCGGCTGCTGTAAGCCTATCCTCATGCTTACTAAACATAAAATAAGGTTCTTCTCCTATTGACAAATATTCAATTAGTATAATGTTTTTATAATCAATCAGATATCTTTTTGTAAACTCCTTTATTTCACTTTGCGAATAATAAGAATTATTCACAATAAAAGAAGCTATAATATTTTTAGTCCCCATGAATCCTTGGGAGAATCCATAAGGAACGATATTATCAGTATAAGAAAGCGTCTGAGGCTTTACTGTTACATTCAAAATCTGAACAGGGGTAATATCTCCCCCGGAAACCTGAACTATTTTAGGAGTAAACCATTTCGCATTAGACGGCCAGCGTAAAGCATATCCATCAGGCCAGCGTAAAGCGAAATTTTCATTAAATGCAAAATTCTTTACAACTGCACGAACAAGAAAATCACTATATCCATCCTTCACATTCTGATTCACCAATTTAGGCATCAATTCTCCAGTATGGAAATAATTAGTGGCATCCCGTGTATCATTCATCATCGTGCAGGTAACTGAAGAATAATTCACATCAAATACATCTACTCCAAATTTCAAATTTTGAATTTTATTCGCCGTACCTGAACTTACACGAAGTAAAAAACTTATTTCATACGATTTACTTGTATTCAACGGAAACAGCAAAGAATTATCCGTATTTGCCCCTATTCCGCTTCCTTCTGCTGTAGCATTAGGATACAGAACTCCATTTGCAATAGTTACAGAACCTATCGTCGGGTATCTGGAAATATCCCCTTTGGCTTTATCTACTGCTTCTATAGTTTGCAAATAAGACCACATCGGAGAACTATGGGCAACGCACCAGCCTGTGTCTTTTGGTCCTAAAACAGCAAAAATAAATTCATCATCAAATTCATACCGTATTAATCTCAAAAACTCTCCATTGATGATATCTCCCTTTTCCGCAATAGCCAATTTACCTCTCTTACGATATTCCTCTATATAGTTATTGAAAAGATATTGCCTTTGTTCTGGAGTGTCAACTGTAGTCGTTATAAGTCCTCGTTCATTTAAGAACTTGTTGAAAAGTATTCCATTCGTATCTATCTGTCCGAACTTCGCACCATACTGTTCTATAAATGCGAAATTATGGCATATAGCCAGCCAATAGGAACAGAAATCCAAATTACGTTCTATATATGTGGGGATGATTCCTGGTGCATACAGTTTTTCCAAAACATTAAACGCCCAATTCAACACTCCAGCATCATAGAAATCAAAAAACTGAGAAAAGAAAAGCTTCTCAAAGACAGGGTGTGAATTCAATAAGGCTGTATCCACCTTTTCAAATTCAAATATGAAATTATCATTTACTTCCTTTGTGAATGCTTCGGGATTTGGTTCAGAATCAACCCATTCTCCCCATGTATTCCCCCCATCATAAGAAGAACGATAACGAGATATTTTCACCCCTTTATCAGCAGGAACTTCAACCCCCGTATTTGAAAAAATATAACAAAACAAAGCCACAAGAATATTCGGAGGCAATATAGATGATTGTCCCCGTAAAGTAGTTTCCGTTGTGGTTATAATTGGTTGCATTATTTTTTATTGATCTGAATTACTTCTGAATATTTTATAGTAGAATTAGGATTGTGATTGATTATCTCTTGCCGTATTCCCCCATTCCCCCAGCGGATAAACCAAAATTTATGCTTCCAAACTCTGTGAAATACTTGAGAAATAGAATCCGTTGTTTGTAGTTTCAAATCATATTGGTCATCTGGACGAAGGGTTATATCCAAATCTGTCCATCTGTCCTTAAACTCAATTTTTCGGATGCTGTCTCCAACGTATATCAGCTTATCCCTATATTCTATCTTGGTAACTATCTCCGTTTTTACAACAGCCTGAGCGTCTTTCAGGCGTATTTTCAAATCTTTTATAAGTTTTGCGTCTTCTGCTCGGTACTGCCTTAACTCATCCAAATTAAATTCAAGAACCTTTATAGAAACTCTGTTCAAAGAATCCCTGAACTTAACATTCGACAATGTATCTAACAAGGCATCTTGATTTCTTTCTAAGCGGCTTTTTTCTATTTTCAAAGCCTCAATCCTATTATGTGCGAAAAATAGCAAAGCGGCCAAAATAACCACTATGATTATCTTCCAATTACTCTTTACTATTTTCCAGATTATTTTTAACATATTGTTATATACATTTTTTCAGTTTCACAAACTGATTTTATGATAGGGTAATAAATATCACGTGCTTCCTTGGTACGCCATACATTCCCATTTTTATCATCCTTTGTCATACCAATCAGAGGGCATCCTTTGGTATCTTTTACATAGTTTCCCCAATGTAACCTAATTCCTTGAAAATGAGGAACATCAACTATTTCAGGCATATAAATACCAAAAGCAGGAGAATAACTCCAACGTAATTCATAGCGTCCTTCCGGTATAGCTGTTTCTCCATATATTTTTTCAGGACATTTACAAGGCAATCCCTTTGAAGTATAGGGGCATTCTGTAGGTAGTTTACGGACAGGGTCTTCCAGGGAATAGAATTTATTCCCATCTATAAGAAATTCCCCCAAAGTGAATTTCTCATTTTTAATCTTCCTTTTTAATACTACCTCCATTTTCTTTAGCTTCTTCTTCTCTTAATAATTCCCCTATTTCGTCATCGTATTTTGCAAGCTTACTTTTCGTAATACGCTTCAACCATAGAAAGCCTTTATAATGGGAAATATCGGCTGCATTTTCCAGAAAACTCCAAAATTCAACGCCGCATATAAACCCTGTTACTATGTTTACAAGTTTCAAATCCCAAAATGGAATTATATATTCTTGCATAACCCATGTCAAAATGACAGCTACTAAAGAAAAAACTAATTTATAAATGGTTCGCCATGCTTTTATGGATTCAAATCTCCATTTCTTTGCTTTCCCTGCCTCTCTATAACGATTGTAACTTGCAAGAATTCCCGTTATAAAATCAATACCAATGAAAACCATTACACACAGAACCATCGTTTGGAATGGGGCTATGATCCCTAACATAGCAGCCACACCTCCAGAAATCAGCCTTTCAATACTTGTAGTCATATCATTTTCTATTTAGCTCAAAAATACAAAAAATTTTCCATTCTTATTCACTATCAGCCGAATAAAATACAGCCGACAAGGAACTTCCTGCATCATACAAAATGTTACCAGATAAATCCCTCATAATGAATTTTTTAATGCGAGGCAACTGAAATATAGGTACAGTTTCATCTCTTTGTGGATAGAAATACAACGAAGGAACAGAAACTACTCCATCCGTATTTTTAACAATCTCCAACAAATCACTCCAAACTATTTTCTCACCTTGCGTCCAATACCTAAAATCCAAATACTTGGTTAAATTCACCTGTATATTTTTACGAACGGTATTTACATCATAAGCTGAATCAATTTCTATACGGAAATCAACTCCCCCTTGTTCAAAACTGCTTCCTACGTAAAACCATTCTATATTGACTATCTCCGTGCCAATAACATTTCCAGAAAGATTAAGGTCTATAATCGGAAAATAAGGTGCAGCCTGTGTCAATAAATCATTCAATTCTGTTTGAGTAAGTTCTATCCCGTTTTGAGTAACAACTCGTATATAATATTTACCTCCTTCTCCCAAACCAACATTCATAACCTTCAGAATGTTAGGATTGAATTGCTGAAACAACTGCGTCAAATATTCAATAGTTGTTCTGCTCAGAATATTATTATTGTTTTTTATACGGGCTCTAAAGGTTTCATCATCCTCAACATCCTGTCCTCCTATTGCATAATATTCATTCGTGCATTCTATATGTCCCTGAGGAACTGGATTAACTTGATTAATGGTATTCGGTTCCACATTAGTATAAGAACCAGCCTGTTCGCTTCTTACTTTTACATAGCCATAATTAGGAGCATACGTTCCATCTGCCTGCAAAACCCCCTGAATCGTAAAATCCTCCTCAACCAGGAAACGAACTCCATTGGTATTTATAAATACAGTCCTATTCGGTCCAGTAGAGGAATAAGTAGTTCCATTCTGTCCATATACCCGAACAAAAGTAGAAGATTGCAAAGGAGTAGTTCTACGAGGACTCACTCCGAAAAGTGCGGCGGCTTTATCTAAATAATCTCCAGAAGCAGTATCAGGAAAAATCTGTGCTTCAATAATCAAAATATCTTTAATTGCCTTTTGCCCTACCTTTGCCACGCCAAAGGCTGTTCCATTCAACACAGAATTTTCGGTAATGTCTGTTACCTTATTTGTCTTATTTATAAATATTTCTATAAATAAGTTCTTAAGATTCTGTATAGTTGTATTTACTTTAGTTATCATAACTGAATTGTGTTTACCAATGATTCATTCGTAACTGAACGTGCCTCTATTTTCATAAAGATATTATCATCTTTCCTATAAATATCCAATATCTGTACCTCTTTGAATCGGCTATCGTATTGGAACATATTTGAAATCGCCTTAAATATAATAGGATACTGCATAGCATTTACAGTAGAACCAACCATATCATTCGGCAACCCATAATTCGGAAACTCCGGAATGCCTCCTTTTTGAGTTTTCAGTATTGTATCAAACGCCTGTATTAATGCTGCTTGGAATTGAATAGTATCAACATCTCCATCTTTAAATGAAAACTTCTTATTGATATCCTTCCCCATAGATAGACTCAAATAAGAACCGTCCTCTTGTTTTACCAATGCTAAATTATCCACTACATTATCTATCTGACTATTGCCTGCGTTATTAATTGGCATCACAAAAAGACCCTTAGAATCAGTAGGTGAATAATCAGTTTCCAAAAATTCATTCTTTTTGGCTATATCCATCCAATCGTCCTGTGGGTTTTCCAACGAGAAAGAATTAGCAACCCCCTCAAACGTTTGATATGTCTTTAGAAGCTGGTTTACATTTATGGTAGAACTATATACTCCCAAACGGGAACTCCTTTGCCACCTGGAAGAATTTGCAATGGTCAATAATTTTGCCTGCACATCGCTAAAAACATCCAATAATTCCCAGGAATCCATATTATCGAGCATGTTTTTCTTCAGCTCAAATAACGGTTCTATCTTTTCACATTCTTTCAATAAATAATTTAACTGAGAAAACACGTTGGCCGGATAATCCCCTCCGTTGTAAAAATCAATTATAAGAGGATATTGAATGCTGATAAAATCAATCGCACTTTCAAAAAATGCGGTTATGTTATAACCAGTCACCTCATAGAATCTGTCTAATGCTGCGTTCATGTAAGTATATTTGTAACTGATTTAACCACATCATTCACTCCTTTCTGTATAGCTGCGCTCGTTAAGGCGGAAACTAAATTACCTTTGCTTCCATCTTTAGTTTGGCTCAAAGGAGCTAAAATTGTAAGAGTAAGCGAATATCTCCAAATCATATTCTTACCTTGTTGCTGCGAAACTGTTAACCCTCCTTGTGGGACAGTTACTAAATAACTCTCCCCAAAAGCCATATTATAAAAATACAACTTAAAAGGTTTTCCAGTAGAATCAAGTCCGTTGCTCTTGGATATTATAGCTTTCAAAATTTTGATTGCACCATATCCATTTTTCACATTCATATCGAACGAGGGAAAAGATAACATCAACCCACGTTTAGAAGATTTACCCTCATTGATCTGTGAAAGTTCATATTTTCCAGCCTTTACGCTGTACTTGCTTTTATCTGCCGAATCTGCATAGGCTACTCCGGTATCTAAAAGTATCTTGAAATACCTACCGAAATCCCCTTGTATATTTATTTCTTGAGGAACAAACGAAGGAGAAGTAAGTACCGTTATACCGGACGAAGTTTTCTTTACAGAAGTACGTTTCGGCTCTCTCTTGGTGATTCCTTCTGGCATGACAGGAAACGTAAGATAATCTATAGTTTTATCATTGGAATCTGTCAATTCTATCGCCATAAGATAAGCCTCAAAATCATTAGGGTACAAAGCCGAAAGGGTTGCCTTACCTAATTCAGTAGCAGCACCTATCGCCTTATTCGTTATAAATCCAACCTTTGAAGCCATAATCCCAAATTTTCATACAATATACAAAATAATTTTTAATCCGTAAACAAATCCTCTGCCTTAATTTCATCAAATTTGATACTGGAAATAGGCGTTATCGCCGCTGTTATATTAGTCTTATAGAGTGCAGCACTATCCGGAACTCCTGGGGCACTTGTAGAAGAATTCATCAAAGCTGCTTTCAAAATCATTATATACTGCATAATAGTATCCAACTTTTTTATCGTTGTTTCGGCCAATGCTACAGGCTCCTTCCCCCCGTTTACATTGACCTCTTTATCTGTTTCTATATGAATATTTCCCTTGTCAAGGGTTATAATATTTTTATCCCTGCGTAATTGCAAAGAATCTTTATCGGCAAATAATTCAGAAACAATTTCACTATCAACATCTTTCATTTTAACTGAAAGTTCTTCGTATGCAGTTACATCTACTTTGGAATTAGCCTTTATAGAAATTTCATTGTCAGCTTCTATTTCTATCTTACTTTCCTCTCCTCCGACACAAGATATGAAAATCTTATTAGGTGATTGTCCTGAAATAGAAATCCCCAAAGTTCCTTCCTTTGCGCTTCCCGAAACGCTTACTATTGTATTTCCATAAGAAACTTCATGAACCATTTCTCCATCTTCACGGACATTATAATTATCTGGTTCACGCAAAGTTCCTACAACTATAGGCTTTGTATTAAAATCATCAGTAACAAAAACAATAGGAGTACCAGTCAACCCATTAAAATCCGGAAATACTACATTATTCAATACTTCTTGGGTTATATAACATTCATTTATGACACATCCTCCCTGATCCAACATAATGGAAATACGAGATCTTCGGTAACAAGTTTGAACAAACTCATCCCTGTCAATTCCCATAGGAATATATACATATCCAACCCCAATCTGAGGAGGAGTATTGTACTGGCCAAAACGTGAAACTCCTTTTATACTCATTGATTTTCTTCAAACATTTTTCTTTTAACAAAAAATTCAAAAACATCTTTATTAAATCCATAGGTCGCTGTCCCAAAAGAAGTCGCAGATGAATTTTGCCTTGTTTTTATTATATCTTTTCTTATCTTTTCTATATCAATTATGTTAAAATAACATGGTTTACTGGAAGTCAAAGTTCCTTTTTCTTGAGTTATTTTAACTCCCTGAATCTTTCCTCTTGCATCAATTTTTGCCCCTGATGAATCAACATTCAATCCAGTGCTTCCTACTGGAACGTTTTTATAAGGATTAAAAATATAATCCATCAACATCCCTCTTTCAACTGTTATAGTAGTGGTTCTGTCTAAATTATTTCCACCAACATAATTCTGAGTAACAGCGGTTACATAAAACAATTCATTTGTCGAATTTAGTTTAACAAATGAACCTACTTTTATTCTTCTGTCTCCATTTATGGTAATTGTCCCTTTTCGTGTAAATGGTAAATAACTATAGGACTGCACCAAGAACAAAAGGTCATTCAGTAAAGATTTTGAAAACGTATTGAAATTATCTTCTCCATCTTTACCTTTCAAGCTCTCCATAGAAATATAGACATCGCTTACCACCAATTTTTTATTCCCATATATTTGTGCAATTTCATCATAAAAAATTATAGGAACAAAGGCTAAAGAAGCAAACCCACTATTCGCAATAAAAGCATTTTGAGGATAAATTTGATACCATGAATAATACGTATTATCATAAGAAAGAGAAACAGAAAGCAAATCCTCCTTTTCAATTTCTACATACAAGTGTTCGTCCTTTACCTGTGTAATAGACTCCATTGAAAACGGAGGCTGTCGTACTATAAAATCAAAAGTGTCAATATATGTATCCCCCCAAAATTCAACGAATGGATATTGGCATAGCCTTTGCATCAGGTCTTGTATTGTGCCGTCCGGATTTGCAAAAGAAGTATCCACTAAAGCACGTTTTTCCAATGCTTTTTCTATGAATACCTTAACTATTTTCCAAATACCGTTATTTCTATCAGAAAGCGAAAACAAACCCTGATCATTCATGGAAATAGAATCCGTTGTTCTGTCCCCATAAGATGAAAATAGATTATTGGAAACTATTCCTAAATTTGCCAACTGGCTAATTACAAAAGCAAATGTTTCATTTATACGACGAAAATCCCAGCTAAATATATTATCATAATTACCTGAAACAAAATTCCGTTTAAACCATTGAGAAGTCTTATCTCCACCATAAAACCAATTATCCTGACTCCCTTCGGTATTTTTCAACGGAATAAAATAACTGCCATCCTCTACGATGAGTTTAGTTAAATCACGCCCGCTAATTGTCAATAACTTATCATACTCAGAACTATAAGAAGAAATGACATCATCTACCAAACCTATCATATCCCATACCTTAAATTCTCCTTCTGAATTTTCTTCTGGTATATCTTCACTTTGATTCCCGAGCCTGCTGTTTGGTATTATAAGGTTTCCAGAATAAGTATTTTCCAACTCATTCTCTAACTTTAACTTTTCAAAACGTAAAAATACTATATCATTATACTGTATGTTTTTTTCAAAAAAATCCCAATTCAAATTACCGTCATAATCTTCAGTATTGAAAATATGAGTATAATCATATTTAGTTCCTTCAAAGGCTTCGTTTGATAAAATAGGAGGTAACATTATTGAAAATGACCCCATCTCCTTTGTCTTGCTGGTACTGCAATTAATAACAAAAGGAGAAACATCCAATATCTTTTCCAATGCACGGCTATATATCCAAATTCGGACATTCAAATTTCGGTATTTTACCCCCTCTCCCTGCGGAACTGTTTCTGCCGGAACATAACCATCGTTCTCTATTAATTTCTTGTAATTTTCGCTCCAAAAGGCATCGAATCCTTTTTGTTCTAAAAATAAGTTAGCATTAGGAATCTTGGATAAATCAACTACAATATTATTGATATTATAGCGAATATAAGTATTTGGTTTTATATATTTCGGTTCTCCATTGGCAATTTTTAATTCTTCTTTATTATATCTGGAAAGAATAGAATCTTTATTAGTATAAACTGATTCCTTTATTTCAATCCATCGAAGACCTAAAATCTGATCAACAGACAATCCTTCAAATACTTTATTATAATTAGCCAACTGTTCTATCGGCAAATTTTCCGTTCCTGTGTATTTAAAATTTCTTGGGATCATAATTTAAGGAGTTTTAGGTTTTGCTTCGCCATTTAACCATCCAGCAATTTTCATACCTACATACCACGTCAATCTATCCCATCCTGGTAAATCTATTCCTTTTGCTTGAGCTGCTTCTGCTATCTTACCTGCGGTTTCCCAAGATTGAATTTCAGCTGGCATCTTATTAACAATATCATCTACTTTGCCTAACATCTCGTTCATAACCTTAACAATGGGTTCCGCAACCGTTCCTATTTTTTCAAGCATTTGTTTTTGATAGGCTTCATTAGTTTCCATAAAACCTACCATTTTACTCGCTGTATCTAAGTTATAATCTCCGGAAGTGGCTTTTATTTTTTCAAATAAAACATCCATGTTTCCAGTATTGGAAAAATCATTTATGTCATTCTGAGAAAGGTTAGGGAATATAGCTTTAAGAATCATACGATATGATTCTTTATTCCCTGACATACCTTGTATTTGTCTCAAAAAGGATTTCATAAAATCTTGATCCCCACCAGAACGAACCTTTTCAATATCGGCCATCAAATCGCTATACGTGCCATTAGGATTCAATCTCCGTGCAGTACGTAATAATAAAGCATTCGTAACATCATCCGTTGCTATAGCTTGTCCTGTGAATGCTTCTTGATATCTCCTCAGTTGTTTGCCCTCTGCTCCTGTGGCCTTTTGTATAGCCATCAAAGCACCGATCAATTCTTTAGAATCAAAACGACCCATAACATCCAGCTGTTTTTGGCTGGTTGAATTATAAGTGTCTACATATTCCTTTAATGTAGCACGAATTTCTTCTATGGGTTTTCCGGCTTGTCGTAAAGATTTTTCTATTGTTCCAACTATTGTGGTAGAACCAACTCCTCCTATACTAAAACGTTGAGAACCTTGTAATTGATTTATACTTCCCTGATCAAGCCCTGTAATGCGTTGCAGCGCAAGGACGTTCGCTGTTTCATTACCATAAACACTAAACCCCTTACCTCCGGCGGCACGTATTAAATCGGCCTGTCTGGCGGCAAATTCAGAACCTGTAAGCCCCAAAGAATCAGCATACCCTTTAAAAGAGGCTTGGGAAGTTACTTCATTCAATCCCCTGCCTGTCAATTGGGCTAAACCTAAACTATTTTTTTCAGCTTGAGCTCGTGCTTCTAATCCTTTTCCTATTATTTCAGTTAAACCACTAACAACTCCCCCAATAACAGAAGAAGCAGCTCCCAAAATTGGATTTGATTTCATTAAACCAGAACCCAACGTGGAAAACAAGGAACTAACCACATTCCCAATAGATGTAGGTTTACCAATCACTGAATCTCCTACGGAAGTAGTTACATCTCTCCCTCTTCTCCTCCAAATTTCAGAAGCCTGAACGGTGTCATCATGCTTACTTCTATCTACAGGAACTTTATTTTCATCTATTTTAGGAGGCTTGGTACTTTCTTTATCTTCCTTGGCGAGGATTTGCTGTAGAATAGTTTTGATATCATCCAAAATCTCCACCGAACCTCCCTTATCAAAGTCAAAAGGTTGTGTTACCTGTGAAGTTACTTGTGCCTGTACCTGAGAAGCAGTACGAGCATCTGTTTGGGTCGGCCGTTCTAAAGAATTTTTCTTCTCGAGTAAACGTATCTGTTTCTCTAAACTATTAACTCCATTCCTCCAAATCTGTTCATTCTCCTTATAGAAACTCAACAACTCCCTTGAAAGTGAGACTACTGAATTCCTTATATCATTTATAGGAGAAGTATCGGCCGATACTCGTATTCTTTTGTCTTCTCCTGCCATTTTATTATTCTTTTGGTTTTATGCCAAATTCACGTCGGCAACGTTCCACGAAATCTTCCATCGTTTCATCCTCCGGAGGTACGACCACTTTCATAAAGTCGCCCTCATTAGGACGGTACTCATTTGCTTTTTTACGTTCCTCCTGCAATTCGGCAAACATCATATCTTCTACAAACTCAAAGTATTGGTCTATAAAAGAAGTTTCCCTGTGCTCAGGGGAGCCAAATGCGACTCCGTGTTTTTGTCGCCACCACCTGTCACAAGGAAACTTATTATTCCACCGAACGACATAATCACGTATATCGTCAGCGTTCATGATCCTTTACTTTTTTGGTACAGTAGACAGCATAACTCCCATATCATTAATGAAAGGACGAATCTTTTCCATATAAAGCTCTCTTAACTCGGTGTAGTCCTTTAACCCTAAATCAACAAAATCAACCTTTAAGTCGCTCGTTAATTCAGGGCAAAGCACTTGCATAATGATACGCATTTCCACCATATAAGTAGCTTCCTGGCTTAAATAATCGCCCTTTAACATTGCTCCATACTGACCGTCGGTGTATCGCTGACGCAATACCTCCATCATCATATACTGACCAACATTAGGAAGAGATATCTTATATTCCTTCCCTTTGAATTCAAATTTTAACTCTGCTTCCATCTTTTCCTGTTTTTTATTGTATTAATTTTCCGCTGTGGAAACGGGTTCACGGTAAACACCGCTAACATTGTATCCTGCGATTCCTTCTGTGGAAAGACTGAATTGTTTAGAAGTAACCAAACATTCCGGGATCATCACGACAGTTTGGCCGTCTAAATTCACTTCAGTAACTATTTTCGCATTGTTCTGAGTACGTATCGTCTTACGATAAATAACCAACGTAAACCCAAAATCACCTAATGATAAAGTATTCAATATTTGTTCAACGCTTGCCGCATTCCGAACCATATCTTGCATCCCCGGAGTACTAAAATCCAAGAAAAACATATCGCAAGAAAATTGATTATCAACAGCGACTGGTGGTAATTCATCAGCGGCTAACGATCCTAATCCACGAACAGTCGCTCTCTGAGTATTCTCTGTAAAAGTTACTGTCCGCACATATCCGCAAGTCTTATTCCCGATAGTAATAAGCGCATTAGGAGCTGTAAAAGTTCTTGGTCCTGCCATTTTTATATATTTTTATTGTTTAATTATCTGTCAACGAATGAGATAGCCCGTAAAGAACAATTTCGTAATTTCATTGTTCACTTGGATTTTATACGTGGTATAATAGTAATCATCCGTCTTGGTCGTTACTACGTCCTTAAATGCGAGAATTAAATTATCCTGAGATATGGTTGCAACCCTGCTCTGAAGATAAGCAATAGTCCAGTTCTGTACGTCTCCCGCCCGAAGCATATTTGCATTCACACCATTTTCATCGCTGAGCAAATCAATCGAACTGTTTATAACGAGCTCTCTGTTCAGTTGATCTACTATCCGCATAAACTGAATAGAGAACGACTGTCCTTTGCTATTGAACAAAGTTTCATTATCCTGCAACGTATTTACACCCTGCAAAATCACGAAATTTCCAGTATCTGCATTAAAGATAGTAACTAACAATCCTCTCTTTAAGGCTTGTTTCTGTTCATCTTTGCTAAGAATGTGCCGTAATTTGTCTATACCGATCGATTTTTGAGTAATAGGTACATAAGGCGGTTTACCAGCAGTACGACCCACCATGGAAGCGAGATTATACATAACTCCCCACCAGCGATAACCCGTACCAATCAACTCAGAAGCCATTCCTACTTCACCGTGTACAACCTGTACATAGCAATTATCAAAATTCTGAGCAACGGCTAACGATTCGCTGAATTCATCCTTTGTATTGTATGCACCAACCCAAAGGAAACGTTTGAAACGAGAATCATTATTTATATGCTGTAAAATCTTTTTATTAACCGTTCCATAGGCATTAGAACCGAATTGGTCGGTGAATACCATGTTATAGTCGGAATCAGCTACAGCGGAAAGAACCTGATCTAAATAAGTGGTCGTACCTGCTGTATCATAAGTAATAGTTCCTCCGGTTGCAAGATTTTCTCCTTCTTCGCTCCATGCTCCATAATTTTCTACATCAGCGGCAACAACGGCTCCCGTTCCAGTAACAGCCGAAGAGCTGTCAAGAACGAAATAATTATTGAATGCCGCACTTGTATTCGCCCAATCCAATAAAGTTTGAATATTATCAAACTCGGGAGATTCAGCATAAAGTATCGGCTGAGAATTGAGAGCGGTTACTCCATCAAAAGGAAGATTATCTCCCTCATAAAGCCCTGTAAACGTACCTCCCCAAATCTGTAGAATGAATTTGGCCGGATCTTCTACTCCGGGAACAATGATAAAGCCATAACCAGAAGAAAGATTCGTTCCAGTTACTACACCATTAGCCCCAGTTCCCTCATCCTTACATTTTACCTTAAACGTACCACCATTCGCTCCTCCACCTGTAGCCGTAAACGTCATAACAGGTGCAGTAGTTTTAGCCGCACGCACAAAATAAATTTCGGAAATACCTACTGCATCGGCATTATTGGGATCAGGGTAAAACAACGGATCAGCAAGTTTATAGAATCCGCCACCCTTTATGAATTTCTTAAAATCATCAATGTTCGTAAAAGTGTAAACAGCTTCAGCTCCCGAAGCTGTTTCTCCAGCTATACCAGCACCACCACCGAAATAGGCCGTATTCATGTTATCCAATTTAGCATTGGAAAGGACTCCGGTGTCAATGACCAATACCTTTCCATAATCTAAATTACGAGCTGGATTTCTTTCTCCAGAGACAATGTTAGAATATGCTCCGGGTAAAGTTACTTGTCTATTATCAAAATATACAGTCGTCGCCATAATATCAATTATTTATTTTACCAAATATACAAAATTTTATTATCTCTACAAACTTTAAATTCCATTTATTATTCCATGATTCCTGGCTCATATTGGAATTTTATGAAATGAGCAAGGTCTTCCGTGTTTATAGGAGGAACATAATTTTCACTTGAAAAATTAAGATTTATTGCTCTCATAAACAATGGAATAGGAAAAATATTTGACTCCGCAACCACTTCTTCCAGGCCAAATGAAATTCTTGTGAACTCTTTATTCAGGGTTTCCCATGCTGCCAAATACAAAGAATACAGGACTTCAGAAAGCAGTATTGATTCCAAAAAGTTTTCAGATACACATAATATCGTGAAGCTGAATTGTTTAGTATCACGGTACTCACCTAAATCATCTCCGATACCCATATACGGTTCAACATATCCCCCAATAGCGGCATCCTGATTAGGAATCCTTCTCGGTTCACGAACTACATACAAAGGAACATTCATACGGTCACGGGGGAATTCCATACTAACCCCTATCTTTCTTGAACTTTCAGCATTACGTCCATATATTCCTTTTGCTTGCTTGAAAAAATTGAAACTACCATCCTCAGAATCGCCCAAAACCTTATATAAAAAAGTCTCTTCATCTGAAGTTGCATTCTTCAAATCATTAGCGACCCAATCCAAAAGCCCCAATGTTATTTCCTTTATACGTGCTATCTGCATCATGTTATATTCTTTAAGAAATCGTTTATAGCCCTTTCAGCGACATTACTTATGTCAGCTCTAACCAATGCTTTATCCATCAATTTAAGTGCTGTCATTCCTCCGTAAATCCAGCTATTGGAAGCCGATTTATCGCTCACCCTGCGGAACGTAAAATATCCTCCTCGATTTTCCTTTTTTGTAGAAGAAACATTCACCCTCACCAGCCCCTCATATTGAGCTGATTTATGCCGGTACTCTGGCATTACAATCCCATTCAAAACAACTCCAGGACGCACTCCTAATTTTTGGTATTGCTCCGGCAAATCACTCTTCTTTAAAGCACGTGGAGATTTATCTTTAGCTATCTGTTGTATTTCTTTAGGTAACACAGAAGAAAAAACAGAAGATTCGGCTACAGCCGATGAAGTAGCATGACGGAAAGGAATAGTCAAATACCACCCTCCGCCTATTTTTCTTTTTGCCTTTGGAGACTTTTTAAAGAATGGTTTCTGGTCGAAAGGCGGTGATCCGTCTTCCAACATCTTAACCAACGGACTATCTTGGTAAGAAAGTACGAACTCCGCCTCAGTAGGTGATTTACGCAAAACCACCATAGCTCTTTTATAAATTTGACGAGTAGAATGCAGATTATTTTCCACCTCTTTATTCCAAACCGAAGTATATTCGGCCACAATATTATCTATAATAGATTCTCCGAGGGCTTGACTTTGTCCAGCCGTCAGGGTGAATTCATCCACCACTTCAGAAATATCTATATTAATAGGTAACATTTGGATTTGAATTTATACCTGTTCCGTCAAAATTAGGTCGGTTTGTAACAATCAAATGACTCCTTCTTGCGATAGCATTAATGGGTAACTGAATAACTTCATACCTACCTGATTTATCTCTCCTCATAGAAGCCCTTATTTCATGAGGGAAATCCAATACATGATATTCTACCTTATGTTTATATGCAATAGAGATAGTATTATTTACACCTATTTGATCTGGATCAATTATTATTACATACGGATTTGTATCACTCACAGAATAAGAACCTTTTGGAAGAACTTTTAGGGGCAAGGTTGCACCTTGAAAAGACCATATCCCTAATATTTCCTGTACTGCATACATGGTGAAAATAAACATAGTCCCATCCTGAGCAGTACGTATCTCTAAATTCTCTGAATACTGTGCAAATTGATCGCTTAATGTTATGCGATCAAAATATCCTAAATGTTCTTTATCTCTGTCTCTCACCGTAACGGAAACCGTTCCGACAAGTTCCATAGACCAACTTTTATATTGATTAGTAGCATTCAGGCCAATCAATAAAGCCTGTGATTTGTATGGGTTTATATAAAAATATCCAGTACCTAAACAGTTTTCACAATTAGGTAATGGATGATCTCCCGTGCTACACGGGCAACGAATAGCTCTTTCAAATATAGCATTATAGGCATGTCCCCAAACAGCATTATCAAACTCATCCGGCCTGAATGCTACTTGTGCATAACCCTGAGCGGGTTGTGGGGTTGCAACCAAAATACTTTTTTCATCTGCCATTAGAATACGACAAATTTAGGCTCGTCATAAACGAGCTTTAATCTTTTCACACTTTCTTTTATCTGATTTTGATACAAAATAATTCTCGCACCATAGCCCGAATTAGTGGCCGAAGCTGTAGAGCCTATTGATTGACTCAGGCCGTCCACACTCAACGACTGACTTGCAATACCAGCTCCCAAAATAAGGTCTCCGGCTATACCCAAAGGTCCAAACGAAGCGGTCATTCCAACGATATTTATTAAATCCATTGGAAGATTTTCAATATCAAAACCCGTTATGTACTGTATATTCCAGTAATCAGGGATATTATCAAACCTTTGAATTCCTAATTGTGCCGTTATACCTGTGAGAATAATATCAGCATTTGCCTTTGCTGTAGAAGCCCCGTTTGGAACTACCGATATACGGCGCATAAATTGACCATAATTAGTCAATTGATTCGTGAGCCACTGTTGAGGGTAAACCGTTTGTTCCATCTTATTAAGCATCCCTATCAACGACATAGGCTTATTCACAGGGAAATTCGTACTCAATATAGGGAAGATTTGGAAATAGTCCTTCCTATTAAAAGCAAGGGTTTCCGTTTCTATCAACTGCTTCTGGAAACGTAAATTGAAATAATTTTCAATCTCTCGTTGAGCCGCTTCTATATAGAAATCCAAATTTTCATCTGCAAACGAAGTTCCGTCATTTGCCGTGATATTAATACCATACAGATAATTAGAGAATAGTTCTGCCGAGGACAGAACTATTCCCGAATTTTTCTTGTATTTTATAGAAAGAACAATGCTTCCCATTTTATTATCTGGTAAGTAAAAATTCTATCAAATCAGCTTTTTTAGGATAAGGAGCAATGTCTTCATCGGTCAGGTTGTAATCCTTTCCCTTTGCGAGTTCTTTGAGCTGTTTCACAGTTAAACCATTCATAGCGGCACGTAACTCCTCTTTAGCATCAATATTTTCATCTCCATCAATTACTTCCTTTTTCTCACCCTCAGGAATCGGAGCATCTCCTACTTCATTTTTCTCAGGATTTTCATCTCCCGTTGTATGTATAGCTTCCTCATAAGCCTTTTTCCAGGCCTCGTTGTCAGCTTTTAATTTATCTCTTTCAAGTTCAACAGCTGCAAGTTTGTCAGTAAGGCGATTTACTTCCTGTACCAATTCAATCTCTCTTTCACTTGCTTCCTCAGCCGCTACTCTTTTGGCTTCAGCATTAGCTCCCACACTTTTATCTCCTTCTAAAAAGATATTAGGGAAGCCACTTGCTAAAATTTCTTCAGCCTGTTCATCACTTACTTGGGCTTTTTCTCCTTTGAACTCAACGAAGAATTTTCCAAAATTCAACTTTTGATTTCTGTAAACTTTGCTTAATAAAACTTTCATAACTTTTCCTTTTTTGAATTAATAAAAAAGGGAGAGGGGAAATATTGCATGAAACCCCTCCCCCTCAAAACTTGTCTACGACCTGTTAAACAGCTCCGGTGGAGGCTTTCAGGTTGTAGATACGGGCAATTTTTCCGGGCTGGTATAATACCGGAGTACCATAGTTAAGTATAGCGAAACGACGAGCAGGAGACGTGATTGCGAAGTCCATTTTCATCGTATCGGCAAACTGCAGATACTCATTGATATCCGAAGAATTGTAATATACCAGAGCGGATTTCGTACCCGCAATTATACGGTTACGGTCGCGGACCTGTCCGGCAACAGCACCGTCGTAACCAGCAGCCAATTCCGAAGTAGAAACTTCGAAGATAGGATAAAGGTCGGTCGTTGCTAAATCAGCAGGATTCACCTTAGAACGATAAATCACGAAGCACGTTGCAGGATACGGATCGTCAGCACCAGCCGTGAATTTAAGGTTTACCGACTGAACGGCGGTTACAGCCTGAGCAGCAGTAGGATTGAGAACAACAGGAGCAGATTCTCCATATTTATTCTTAGCCGTTACAGCATAGAAATAAGTACCTGCATGAGTTCCGAATTTGGTCTTGGTATCAGTTACCACAGCCACAGGAGTCGTAGGATCGGCTACAATGGCTTTCGGAGCTTTTGCGAACGATTTCTGAGTGCTGGATTTGATCGGACGACGTTCGTCAAAGAATTTGTCATTCTTAACAGCTACACCACCGAATTGAGTGGTGATGCTATTCACCGACTGACCCATAGTAGCTCCGGTTACTCCATTAGGATAACCAACAATCACACGTTTTGATTCGTGGAACTGTTTTACGTACTGATTGAATACAGCAGGGTTAGACATGATACGGTCAATCTCACCGTTACGGTCGTTGACAACAGCCTGAGAAGCATCTTCAATCATAGAATCTGTCAACACTTCTCCATCTGCGTTGATCATGGAAACATCCCCAAAGTAATCATCCAGCATTTGTTCAGTGGTCTTACCAGCAATGTCTCCATAAATCTGATTAATACCGTTAAGGTGCTGTTTGAATACACCATCAAAGGCAGTAGGAATCTTGCTGCGATCAGCATCTACCAGACGACGGTCAAGTATGGTCTGAAGCAGAATGGTTTTGTTCTCAACTTCCTTCGTGTACATGTTCATACCACCAGCCAAACGAGCCAGCATAGCGGGGTGTGTAACCTGACCAACAACACCCGTAAAGGCGGTGATGATCGAATTACGACGGTACAGAGAATCGGTTTCGGTAGGAGTTTCTCCTTCGTTGTTGAAGATACCTACTTCCATACCGTATTTATCCAGCTGGTTGAACTGGTGTACGGTATTGTCGATTTTCTGGGTCGGCATTTCAAGCAAGAACACCAACTGGTTCAAACGGTTTTCCAATACTTTCAGAACGGCATCAAGGGATTCAACCTTTAAACCTCCTCCGGTATTCAAAACTCCGTCATACTGCATACCAGTCAGCAGTCCGGCTTCCATTGCTTTTATGATATCCTGACCAGACTGGCCGATAAATTCTGCACCCTGTCCGACAGCTTCTGAATAGTTAAATAAATCTTCCATCTTGTTTTCTATCTTAAATAAAATTAATCAGTTAAACGAATACCGTGTTCATTGAACAAATGGTATGCAACAGATTTTCCGATATAGGAACCATCTGCATAAGGATCGGTAAGATAAGCCATAGCGTCAGCCTGGAGGCTCTTCTTGATTCCTTCATCTTTGCATCCGCTGATACTCTTTGCTATTGCTTCACGTACAGCATTACGGTCTTTTGTTACACTCAAAACGAGTTTTCCAGCGTCATCTTTTTCAAAGTTCATAGACTTTTCCAAAGTGGCAACACGGCCTAAAGCCTCAGATTTGAATTCGGGAGCTTTGTTTTTAGTACTTTCCATGAAAGATTTGAAAAGGTCTTTCATTTCGCCGAAACTGTCTGTGATAGTTTCCAAACTCTTCTTAACAGTTTCAAGTTCCTTTTTCATTTCGGACTTTTCCATATCCTCTTCGGCCTCTTCTGCTTTGGCACAGTCTTTGCCTTTCTTGAGTTTATCTTTTTTGGCTTTTAACGCCTTGTCCTTTTCCTCTTCCTTTTCTTTTTCTTCACCCGATTCGAATCCTTCATCGTATTCATCTTCCTCGGTATGTTTCATTTGTTCAGCAGCTTCTTCGGCTGCCTTGTCGTCTTTCTCGTCAAACTCAGCCTTTGCGACTTTTTTACGAGACTTCTCCAACTTAATACCACCTTTTTCTATCTGTTCGGCAATATAAGCAGGAGAAAATCCAGCGTTAAGCATAGATTTTACCAATTTATTGTCTTCGATTCCTTCCATTTTCTTAAAAATTTTTATTTGTACTAAATTAATAAATATTATTCAAACAACCAAATATTTTTCATAATTTTTTCAAAAAATCTTTGAAAACTTTTTCAGATAGATTTCCCTCTCTATAATTTTTCAAAATTGTCTCTTCTTCCTTTGTTTTTGGCTTACGAAAAACGGACATCTTAAAATTGCGATCAACCACTACCATATTTCCATTCTCATCTTCATACTCTATTAAAATAGGTGAAGTATTGAAATCCTTTTCGGTTTCAAATTGATAGTCCACAAAATCTTTACTCTGGATACCCTTTACTAAATCTAAATAAGAATTACTATTAACAGGATTCATGGTAAGAGCAACATTAGTAATAAGAGCCCTTTTAATCTTTTTAGGATTATTCTTATCCCTCTCTATAACTTTTCCCTCAATAGACATTCCGGGTTTACGGCTGGAACCAGATTCTTTCATTTCCAAACACTTGTCCCAAAAAGCTCGAGCCTCAGGTGATTTCTTCCATAATTTACCCTTAACCCAAAATTTATTATTGGTTACTTTTGCATCCAAAGGCTCTCCGACCCAATAACGAGATTTCTGGCTGTCTGCTCGGGTTGTAAGATGATCCAAATTGAACAAACCGCTTTTCTTGAAATAACTTATATCAAAACCGGACGGCTCCATTACTTCACCATCTGCATCGGTTGAAGAATCAGAAGCAATTCCTTCGAAAATCATATTGTCATAACGGCGTTCATCATCTTTTTCAAATTTTTTAGCCTTTTCAATATTAGCAGGATCAATCCCTATGAAAAAATTAAATTTATTTTCCATAATTCAATCAAATTGATTTTTCTTTTAAAGTTAGCCCCTGTGTGCCAAGCCCAGTTCCGAGGAATATGGAAGCCCTACCGACGTCTTCTGTAGTAAAAGCAATTGTTATCGCGGTAAATAGGCAAGCATAAGCTATCATCCGCTTACTGCAATATTTTCCATTTTTGTTTTTAAAGAAATCTTTCATTTCTTACGTATTAACACTATTCATCAGGATTTGATTATCCCGTTTTTCACATCGTTCAAAATATTCCTGTTCAGTTATAACTTTCCAGGATTTTGAAAAATCATAGTTTAAAGGAAAATATATTTCTTTTACAGCGGTAAAATTTATTATATCTTCATCTTCTACTGGTGTCAGATAGAATCCTTCATTTGCCACTACGCATTGAAATTCTTCTGTTTTCTGTATTGTGACGTTTTCCATTACGCTAATCCGTAGTTTTTATTCGTGAATATGGCTTTATCCTCATCGGAAAGTTTTGCAAGATTGGCAGCCCCAAAGGAAAACGTTACAAGAGTGTTACCGGTATTATCCCCCAAAGCTGTCCCGAAAGCAACTAAATTTTCTCTCGAAAACCATCCCAGACTAAAGCTAAGAATTCCTCCGGAAATGGCTGGAATAAATCCATCGGAACACCCTATACTCCGTAATCCTCTCATATTGTTAAAAGAAGCGTTTAGAGTAGTAACCCCTGTCATCTTAAAAAACAAAGAGGGCACATAGCTCACATTAAACGCGGCAACTCCAGGGGCAGTAGTAAGAGTTAACGGAGAATCGAAGCCTGAATTACTAAACGCCGATTCTCCTATAACCGTTCCTTCTGCGATTTGAAATCCTTTTAGCTTTGGGCAAAAGGAAAAAGCAGAGTTATCGATTGTCTTATAATCAGTTCCATTCTTAAACCAAACTAACATCGGACAGCTATTCGCAAAATTAGCGATAATCTGTATATTCGGGTTAATAGGAGGTTTGGAAAATTCAATATTCTCAATCGCCGGCATATATCGAAAGGCAGGGCTTCCATAAGATAATAAAGGAATATCCAGCTTAAAAGAAACTAAAGTCTTATTAGAATTAAGGGAATTGGTTCCTCCCAATAAAATATCCGACGAAAGAATATAATTGAAATCCCCACCAATAATCCATAACAATCCGGTTCCTAATATATTCCCTGAAAAATCCCTCAAAAGGCATCTTTGCTGAGTTGTAATATCAGTAGTGGCCTTTGGTCGTAGGGTTGCCACCCAGCGCATTTTATAACCCATTCCGGAATCTATGTCGCCTGCTCCAGTAAAAGAATACGGAGCGGTAGCCGGATTTGTAACGGTAGGAGCATCCGAGGTCACATATAGCATTCCCGCCGGAGGATTAAGAACGGAAATTCCGCTCTCAGAATCATCCATAAGATACACGGAAGCATAATAATCAGGATTCTGAGAAAGAATCCCATCATAAATAGCCTGCATATCCGGCCATCCACTCGGAGGAACCCACCCATCAGCAGTAACAGGAGGAACATTTACGCTCACATTTACCTTTGAAAGGGCATCAAATCCACCATCTGGAACTACAGATGTTTCTCCATTTTCAACTATAGAAATGGTTTTCTCCTGATACGCAGGTTGAGGAGTAGCCCCTCCTTTGCCCGGTTTATATCCTACAGAAATTCCGCTCATTTTAATAAGCTATTGAAAATGAAGAAACCGAAGTTCCATCCACAATTATTTTAGAAATGCGATATGGCAAAGCACAGCCAAGGTAAGCATTTACCTCCGCTTCCGAAATAGTATAGTATTCATCTCCTTGCTGTGCCTGTAATTGAACCTTTATCGTTCCAGCGACCAAAGGTATCACATAAAAATAAGGAGCTCCCATAGGAGGATTTACAGGAACTTTATCCAGCGAAATGTCTTCAGCTGGCAACGAAGCATAATTGTAAGCCCGGCCAATCGAAGGAGTCACAGGAAACCCGCTTGCATCTACCTGTATTACCGGACTGGCTGCTCCATATTTTGGTAAGAAATTATTGCTCATCTCTTTACTCTTTATTACTTTGTTCTAAATCTTCTTTAAAATCTTTAAGGGCACGTAAATGTTCCTCTTCGTCCTTTAATATTTCCATAGACATAAGATACGTCGTAGGATCTTTTTCTTTGGAAATATCGCATAATTCTTTGTATCGCTTAATAGCCGCTTCTTCAGATTTGATATTTTCATCTATCAAAGTAGGAACATCATAATCGGCTTTGGGTGGATAAAATTTACTATCGGCCAAAGCTATCCATTTTTCCGGAGAATCAACTTTCTCTATATCTCCACCTAACTCACTTACACGCTGTAATAACTTAACTGTATGATCATTCAATTCATCGGCTGCCTGTTCTATGAAAGTATTTTCAAGGCTTTTACGCTGTCTTCCTTTCATAAAATTAGTAACAATGAAATATTGATACCATGCAAGTAATTCCTCGGCTATTGCCTTATAAAGTATTTCTAAAATGTGGTCTTCTTCTTTAGACTTGGTAAAGAATTCATCTTTAGGAAATTCATACTTTTTCTTTACAAGGTTATAAAGTTTCTTAGAATATTCAACATCAACTCTTTTTTTAGCCTTTTTAAATCCTTCCTCATCAAAGAATCCAGATTCTTTATCCCAGTGAGTTGCCGTTGCTTTATTTCCTTCTCTATTCACGGTTACTTTTTCTCCGGCAGCTGCAT